AACATCTCTTCAACTAGTCTCTTTATCTTTATTGTTTCCTCAAGAGTTTTACCTTTCTTTAGCTTCTTTAATTGATCTGATAATACTTCTGGTGAATTACCTTGTTTACCGGTATATATCAGTAACATATGTTGTTCCATATCTTTAGCTTGTTCAGGCCCCAATGGAATAGATCTTCGTCTAACATCAGGTGGGCTACCAGTGAGATAATTTATTCCGCCAAAGCAACTATATTGATCTTGAAATCCTCCAGCCTCCTTAAGATTAATTCTCTCTAATTTATAAGCTTTATCTGCCAATATCTCATGACAGATTGATGCATTCCTTAACATATATAATCCTTTCAGCATCGCTAAAGTAAATGAACTACTTGTGCCTAAACCAAGTCTAGTAGGAACATCAGATGAATAGATTATCTCCAAAGGCATATCCATATCAAGCATATCTAGTGCGCCTCTTACTATGGAATTTTCTATTTCATCTATTGAATTACACAACTCTGTTTTTGAATACGAGATCCTATATTTAAATCTCTCTAAATACATAGACTCTCTTATTAATACAAAAGTTCAAAGCTATTCCGCCCCATCTCTCAGCGAAGGGGCTATGATCAGCCGAGCCAAGACTGATCCTTGTAGGACAGCTTGAAATAATCATTTTAATATACTCCTAGTGCTAATCTTTTTTTAGTTTCCTCCAAAGCATTTGGTGTTCCTATTTCTAGAAATTCAAATGTGAAATCATCCGTATATTCAGGTTGTTCTATCCCATGGCATTTACTCTCAATTATGTCATTGTCCAGAGATCGCTTACTAGCATCATATAGCTTGCTTCCTTTTTTCGCTTTATAAGGATCAAAGAATTCTCTTCTAAAAAAGTACCAGCCAGAATTAATAATCCCTTTGCTAGGTGTGTTTGTTGGTGGCAATATACCATCTACTTGCCTATATGAAGGCATATGATCTATTGTACCATAACGTCCATCATGTTCCATATATTTTCCTAATATTAAACATTTAGGTCTAAAATAACAATTGTTAGTATAATATATTTCTTCTAAACATTCAGCATCTCTGAATAAGGCCAATGTATCACCATTAATTATTATGAAAGGATTGCTATGTAACGGAAAAGTATTCATTGCATTAAGTACAGCGCCGCCTGTATCTAAAGGCTCATCTTCCTTAGCTACATAACATCTAGGAAATAAATATCCTTTAGATACTCTTTCCATTAGTTCTAATTCATATTCTAGTTGGTCTGCTCTAAATCCAGCTGCAAAGATTATATTTCTAACACCTAGATTATACAAATTTTTTATAAAATAGTCTAAGAAAAGAGTAACCCCTTTTATTGGAACCATAATCTTTGGTATTTCATCTTTGGTAATCGATCTTAATCTAGTTGCCTTACCGCCGCATATCACTATTGCATCCATCTTCCAATTCCTTTTCATACAGAAATTTGGCCATCTCTAATGCTCTTTTAGACTTACGCTCAAGAGCTTCAAGATACATATCCCTTGGACCACCACAGGGTATAGGCTCCTTAATCAGTTTACGACATTTGTCATAAAGTTCTGCTAATCTTTCTTCTGGGGTTCGCATTTGTTGCTCTCCTTACATGGGAAATAAACCTTTTTTAATGGTCCAGAATAAGTAGTAATTATCATTTTTACTTCACCATTTTCATCATATATGATTTCTTTAGATACATCTTCTCCTATAAAGTAATGACCATTACAACACATACTACATTCCTTCACCTTTTCGTATAGTCCAGAAGTCTGCGCAAAATCCTTCCTCTATATAACCAAAAGGCATATAGAAATAACCTTTATCTCCCCATTCGGGACCCCATGAGTTTCTTATAATGAAATGTTCTGCTTTCATATCATAACCAACCATAAGAACAGCGTGGCCTCCTAATGCTTGTGCTTCTGGGTCTGTTGGCATAGGCAATATTCCTGACTTAGCTACTTCTTCAGATTTAACAAAATCGAAGACAACGAATCCAAATGCGATAGGATATCCACTAGCTAAACAAGAAAATAATTGCCCTATAGTGTCTATTCTCTGATAAGAGGTTATCTGGTGTTCTTCAGCTTCTTTATAACTTTTCTTGTCAGGTTTGACATCAAAATTTTCGATGAGGTATGGCCATGTAGTTTCGTAACATACTCCTTGTTGCTCTAAGACTTTAACTCCAGTACGAAGCATGGCACCACCATCTTCATGTATTGTACCCTCTTGTTCTCTCTCAGCAAAATATAACATTAATCTGCTAAAATCTTTGAAAGGAACTTTGTTTTTAATTTCTAAAAACTCTAATGCTCCAGCTAAAGCGTTTGCTGTACAACTTCCTAGATTTCCTTGGTCTTCTACAGGTGAACAACCGCTCCTTAGATCGACATGTGCCGGGATAGCTATTCTTGGTGCCCTATACTTAGGATCTCTAGGATCAGGTAAATCTTTCTTCCAACCCCATTTTCTTTCTATCATTGTGCCTCCATACACCTTTGTACATCTTTATAACTGCGTCTATGAATAGGAGTGATTCCGTATTCTTCCAGTGCAGCTAAATGTTTAGGTGTTCTGTATCCTTTATTATTTATAAAATCATATTCGGGATATACTTCATGATATTTTATCATAAGTCTATCTCGTGTAACCTTAGCTATAATACTAGCTGCGGCTATAGATAATACTTTACTGTCTCCTTTTACTATACTTTCTTGTGCTATATCTATTTTAAGGGGTTTATTCCCATCTATCAATAAATAATCTGGTGCTAAGTACATATTTTTAATTGCTTCGATCATGGCTTGCCTACCAGCCCAATATATATTGATAATGTCTATAATTTTAACTGAAATTATTCCGACTCCAATACTCTTAGCCTCATTATAGATGATTGGAAATAATTCTTCTCTTTGTTTTTCTGTTAATTGTTTTGAATCATTTAGATTTTTTATTTTCTTGAAATTAGACAAATCAAAAGATACCGCTGCAGCCACCACCGGTCCAGCCAAAGGCCCTAAACCAGCTTCATCTACACCGGCTATTAGATTATAGCCTTCTTTTGCTAATTGCGTTTCCCTCTTAAAAGATGGGATAAATTTTTCCGTCTCCGCTACCATCTATTACTGTTCCTTGCCATTCCTGAATATGTGCTTTTTGACAGGCTAATCTATACAGGCATTCTTCCTCTGTACAATCTTCGTAGCCTCTTGCAAAACAATCTTCGTAGCCTCCTTTAATCTGGTGTTTCCGTATTAATTCCGTGTGGTTTATTCGAACGCACACGGGACAAATTCCATGCGATATCTGATCCTCTCCCGCGGCAGGATTCCCCCATTGGACCCCGCAAAACAGACATTGATACTTCAGCTGGTTCATTCCATAACCTCACTGCTCTTTCACTAGTTGGGATTGATCTTTTATACTTGTTTAAAAGATTAAACATTTTTGTTACATCCATAACGGCATCTGTGTGCCTCACATTACCGTTAGAAGGTTGTTTAATCTGTGTTAGATCTTTGTTAAGTATACGAGCAATATCTACGGGGGTTAAAACATCAGGCGGAGCAACGTTAAGTATTTTATAATCTAAATAACGATTAAATGTCAAAAATAATACTATATCTGCAAAAGTATCTACATGTATATATTGTGCTCGACTGTCCCATGTCTTCTTTAAGGTATATCCTGTAGCTATTTCATGAACTATATTTTTCTTTAATCCAGGCCCAGTAAAACCGTTTGGCCTAATAATAATATAATCAATCTGATGCGATCCACAAAAATCTTTCACCATTAGTTCACCTACATATTTGGATAAGCCATATGTATCTAGTTTAGCTATATCAATGAAGGAGTCTTCTCTTTGTTCACCAGTGTATACCGCTTGGCTAGATATATATATAAACTGATATGCAGGAAAATCTTTCAGAGCCTCCAGTACCATATAAGCATTATCATACATACATCTTTCAGGATTTTCTTGACAATATTCCTTAGACGGGTTACCAGCGGCCCAAATAACTCTATTAAAACGATTACCTCTATACCCCATATAATTTTCTCTAGTTATTCCGTGCCATTTACTTAAGAATTGTTCAGAATAATGTGTATCAGCATAGCGTTTTAGTGCACTACCTATAAATCCATTACTTCCTATTATAGCATGATGATTTAGTCCTCTTTCTAAACTTATTCTATCCACCATGTTTAATCTCCTTTTCTAACCATCCCAAGGTCTGTGGGTGAATGAGTTTCCTCAGAATCTCTTCATTAGCTTGATAATATTCCCATAAACCTGGTTTGCCAAACCTCACTATTCCAGCAGATGACCAGTCTGCAAGCATCTCTCTTCTATAAATATCTGGCATCTCCACAGGATAACACTCTCCGGTTTGATCATCAATATACAACCAATGCTGATAATGATGTGGATTCCTAAGATAATGAAGGTGCCAGCTTCTTCCATAGCCTCTATTGTTCTTATTAGTTCCCCCACCTTCATTAATTATTTGACTATACTTCCAATTAACATAACCAAACCATTCGGAAGGCCTTAGTTTAGATAAGTCATGAACTAATAATCTCCATCTTGGGAGCCCTAACTTTTTTCCTTCTATATATACCCAGTATTTATGTCTGAAAAAATAAGATATATATTCTTTATGCGCCTTTAACTTCGTCGCTAACATCATTCTCCATAATCTCTAAAAAAGAGTCATAATACATTGGCCCAGCAATAGTTTTTGCTATGTTAGATTTTTTCTTTTCTTCCCAGGACTTCCAAGCACTTCTAATTAAAGCTAATAAATATTCTGGATGTACATCGTTGGCAAGACCAGTAATGTCCTGTGTTAAACTTATTCTCATGTGTTTATTAGTTTTGAATCTATCTAATATATAGTCTAGGGTTGCTTCTTGGTCATTATCCGCCTCTCGCACCATTCTACTGTCCTCCCCACAGCCTCTTCTACAGAGGTAAATGCAAATTCTTCAATGGCATTCATCATCTTAGTATTATCAAGAACTTTATGCATTTGACCGTCTGGTTTACTTCTATCAAAATGTATTGTACCATCAAATCCTACAGCTTTCATAATAATCTCAGCTAATTCAGCGATAGATGTTCCCTTACCTGTAGATATATTAATAGGACCAACCTTTTTATATTTAGGAATTATTTCCACTGCAATTTTAGCCACATCCCCAGCATAAATAAAATCCCTGACAGGCTTGCCACTGCCCCATACAGAAACAGTTTTATATCCCTCTTCCCTTGACTCTATAAATCTAGCAATTAATCCAGGAACGACATGAGATTCTACAGGATGAAAATTATCCCACTCACCAATCATATTTGTAGGAATTAATACTGTTGTATTTATTCCGAATTGTTGTTCATAAACCTCAGCGGCTATAATTGACATTTTCTTTGCCATACTATAGCCAGCTGAGGTACCAACTGGACGGCCCTCCCACATCATTTCTTCGGTAAATAAATCTTCACCCTCCTTGTTAGGATAGGAGCATCCGCCCATGAATTGAACTAATCTACGAGCCTTAAAAACAGTTGCTGTTTCTAATATATTTGTTGTGATCATAAGATTTTGATAATAATATTGGGCTGGTCTATTTCTATTATCTTCTATACCACCAGAGAGTGCAGCAAGATTCCATATTTCTGATACATATCCTTCTTCTGTCATAGACTTAAACATAGCTTCAACTTGTTCTTGTCTGGTTAGATCAAAAAATTTTCGTCCCTGTGGTTTTACTATATCTGCTCTTGGGTATTTATTTTCTAATTCTGGAATTAAATGATGTGCTAAAAAGCCCCGATCACCGGTTACCAATATTCTTTTATTATAGGGAATTCCTCTCTTGTACCTCGCTAACATTTATCCTCCTTGTTAATATGACTCCATGCCTCTTTGAAATCCATTATTTCGCCATCAATTACCCACACGCCTTGTCCACAAAACCCTGTGGCTTTTACCTCTCTTTGTTCTGGATTTAGATTGCATAATACAGTATTACTTCTAATCTCTTCACCTAATATACATGTTTTACAAAGTAGAGATTTATTCTCCACTATTCTCAATGAAGTGTTTTCTGTAAGAGGCTTTAATCTTACTTTTCGCCCATCGTGGAAAGTCGTCATCTGTTTCATCCTCTATTTCTATTTCACATTTATCACAATGTTTTACATTTACCTTACGTGGCTCACCTTTACAATAACACGTAACATGTTCCATGTCTAATAAGGTGGCTCCAAGGTATTCCACATAAATACGTTCTGCGTGAACACATAAACAAGATTTAATCTTCATAATTTACTTCCAATTCTCATAAAATATATTTGCTGAATCTAATCCAACAGTTTGATAAAATTTAATAAGTTGTTCAATAGTTGAATCAATATCCCATCTAGGTTTAAACCCCAATGCTTCTATCTTCTCATTACTAACTATGTAATCCCTCTTATCTGGATCCTCCATCAGAGGGGCATCAATTATATGCAACTCTATATGTTCAGCTATCTTTTTAGACAACTCTTCTTTAGATAAGTTCGCACTAGATAGACCAACATTGAAAGATTGTCCACCCATCTGATAATATTTTTCTATAGCTAGAATAAAAGCTTGCGCGACATCTTCTACATGAATATAATTTCTCTTGAAATGTTTTTCAAAGAGAACTATGTTTCTTCGTTTAACAGCTTGCCATACAAAGTCATTAACTAATAGATCCAGACGCATACATGGAGACCAGCCCATAACTGTGGCCAGCCTCAAACTAATTCCCCCATAGCTTAATATATCTTTTTCTGCTGCTACCTTTGATCTACCATAAGCAGAAACAGGTCTTAATGGGTCCTCTTCAGTAATCATTGCGCCGTCTGGTCTTGATCCATAACCTGAATTAGTACATGGGAATATAACTTTAGGAGGCACAGGTGCATGTTCTTCCAATTCTTTTATTAACTCAAAAATCCATATCCTATTATATTTCCAACTGAGTTCTTGCTCTTCTTGACATCTAGGAGCACCTACAATTCCAGCTAGAGGAATGACGACATCATAAAAACAAGCTAACTCAGTAACGTCTATCTCATCGCCTTTATGGAACGGGTGCATATCACCTTGATAAGTGAAAAAGGAATCTATATTTGTTTTGATGAATTCGAATCTTGAATCAGTTACGAACTCGCCCAAGACATTTTGTTTACGAATAAGATTATCTACTACTGTTATTTTTTCTATAGGGCTAGACCATCTAATACCATTACCAGTATTAACCAAAGCATCAAGAGATATAGGTTTCCACTCTAATAATTTCTTAACTAATACTGAGCCTATATACCCAGCCCCACCAGTAATCAATATTTTCATTTGCCGCTCCTAATTTTTTGGAGGCTTTTTGTTAGGATCATCTTTCATCCAATCACTAAACAGAGTTAAGCCACCAATTTTCCTTTTATATATTCGTAACAATTCTCTTATTTGCTCATCTTCTCTATATTTCATAGCTGTTAAACCAACAGACATAATAATAATTTGTCCTAGTAACTTATTCCAAGCACGCTCTAATGTATATATTGTCTCTAATAATTCTTCATCTTCGCCCGCTGCTTCTTTGGCAATCTCTATTCCCTCATTTACTTCGTCATTCAATTCTAATAAACTTTTCTTCTCTCCCATTTCTATCCCCTTTACCATAAATCTTTTTGGTAAATGTCATGACAGTCTCTACAAATTAAAGTTTTCTCTATGTATTCGTATGGCTTACCAACTTGATAGCCTATTATGGGTCTGTATTCCACATATGTATTTATACTGCCACACTTATTACATCTTTTCCAATAAAATAGCTTTCTCAATAATTTTTGTAACATCGTGATTAACCTTTTCTTAAGACTAACTCGAACGAAAATTTACCAGCGTTAGGATTCTTATATATAATGTCTAATTTATATACTTCTATTTCTTTATTCAATGGTTTTATTACACTTTCTATAAACCATTCTAAGCTTAGTTCTTTGTACTTGTGAGCGGGATTATGATTCGCCCCTGCCTTACGACAATGTTCTTCATAGACTTTCTGATCAGGTAGATATAATATGATTAAGCCTCCTGGTTTTAATACTCGAAACCATTCCTTTAAAAACTCATGCATCTCTGGTATATAGAAATTCTCTAATAGATGGGATGAATAAACATAATCAAGAACTTCATCCTTGAACCAATATAATTCTTTGCCATTGCCAAATAAATGTTGTGGATCATTCCCACCATGTTGTTTCTTTTCCGGCAAATCAAGATTTATTGTATTGGGAGTTATAGCAATACCACCATATCCAACATCTATTCCATTACCTTGACAATATTTTGCTAAACTTTGTCTTGCTTCAGCAGTCGGCATTAACATAACCTTTCTGGCTGCATATTGATTAAAGTATATAGTTCTTTCTTCCAATTATCAGTCAGATAACATTGAGTATTCAAATTATATAAATTTCCATCCATGTTAGTGCCAAAAATAAATTTTTGAACATAAAACATAGGTTCTCTATTATGAATATTAGTAACTTTCCAAACCCTTACAATATCTTCAGTAAATTCTTTATGTGTTTGACAAAAACTAATTTCTTCTAGTTTCTGGTCTCTATGTTCACTATCGACTTTGTATCCATATTTATTTATCTCGCCAACAATGTTTTCCAAACATAAACCTGGAGTATTATATGCTGATGATTTCTTTACTGTAAATATTGATGAAAGCCCTATCAAAGCTCCGACTAAAAAATTTCTTCTTTTCATTATTCTGTCTCCATAAATTCCTCTATCTCTTACTTTTACCTTCATATCCAGTCTTCTTTTATTTTCTGTAAATAGACTTCTTGTATATATTCATACAAACATATATCATCTTTATTATTCATTTTAATTAATTCTAAAGTTCTTGCATCGAGTTCATCTGGTTTAGGGGTTTCATATTTCTTTTTGGATCTTAGTATCTGTAGGTCTGTGGTATTAAATTTAGAATTGAATAGCTGTTCGAAAGTGTCTAAATCATCTTGTAATCCAAAAAAGGTATATTTCAAAATATTTTCTTTAGCCCCCGACACAGGATCAGCCCATCGTCTATACTCTATATTAGACACCGTGCGGACCATTTGGTTTTCCATTTGTAGCCGCCGAGCCCATTTTTTATCAAAAATATCTTCTAAACTGAATCTCATAGCTAACTCATGTAAATTATGTTTACCATTATTCTTTAAATAGTAATATGATGAAATTACTCTTTCGACGGGTTCTCTGAAGATTGTGATTAAAATCATTGGAGTTTGTATCATATCTAATAAACGATGATTTAAATCGAAATGACCCCCCACAGCTCGTAATTCAGTGCCCTCATAAATAGCATCCAGAGCACCACTAGGACCGTGAAACCAATGATAGTTCTCAGGCCCATAGTACCGGCGCAAGGCAGCCGATAAAGCTGTTCCTGCAGTCTTCGGTATATGATGGAATAAAAGAAAATCATCTGATGATGCTTTATCCCATGGAATAATATTTGTTAACGTTTCAATCTCCATTCTTTTTCCAATTTTCTATTATATATTTCTTTTGCATATTCATATAGTTCTACATCATACTGATTATATTTCTTTATCAACTCTATCAAGCCGGGATCTACTTCTTCTTTCTTGGGCCTAGCTGTATAAGTTGTCATTACAGGTATTTTAAAATGCTCAATGTTGAAAACTCTATTTATTAACAATTGAAGCATTCTTGTCTGTTCCTGTAGACCAAAAAAGGTATACGAATTAATAGTTTCTTTTGCACTTCTAAAAGCTGTGCCTAAGGAATTCTTTGGATCCGCTGTAGATAGCATTCTGACTATTTCATTATCTATCTGTAATTTTTTAGCAAGACCTTTATTTAGTGCTTCCTCCAATGAATATGCATTAGCTAATTCGTAAAGATGATGTTTTTCATTAGCACGTAAATAATAAAAATTAGAGATGACTCGATCAACTGGGTCTCTGATAAGAGTAATCATAATTACTTGTGCATCAATCTGCGCAGCAAGTGGATGGCTCAAATGAAAATGCCCGCCCAAAGCTTTTAATGAGTGTCCATCCACCAATGTCTTTAAAGCCCCAGCTGGCCCATGAAACCATCTATAATACTCAGCGCCATAGAGCCCTTCAAGTGCTGATGACACAGCAGTACCAGCAGTTTTAGGTAAATGATGAAAGAGTAATACATCATTTAATGATGCTTCACTCCAATGTATTACTTTAATCGACATACTTCTCTCTTTCAATCATATCTTGTCTATCCCATTCGTCCATAATTTGTTTTGATTTTTCTTTTAATATCTTATATATTAGATCCCCATTAGGCATATGCACAGGCGGTAAATCTTCTCTAACATTTGGATTAAAATTACATCTACTACACATTTAACCATTTCCTCACATTTTCTAATAAAATTTTATATGATAGATCTTCTCCATCATTTGTGTACACTATTAAGTGGGGCTCACCCTCCTCAAATGAGTCCGTAAGCCCAGTGAAATTAAATAAATCTCCTTCCATTGCCCGCTTATATAAGCCTTTTGGATCTCTTTGAATAAGAGTATCAATATCACACTTCAGAAGTACTTCAAGATATTCTTTACCAAAGACTCTTCTGTTCTTTTCTCTCATATCTGTATATGGAGTTATTGAAGCTACTACTATACCTGGACTAAAAGATAATTGTAGTCTAGCAACCTCATTTCTTAGTTCATTCTGATATTTACGTCTACCTTTAGGAGTAAAATCAGGTTTGATCCATCGCACCTGTCTAAAATAATCACTATCAATGAACATATAGTTCAAATCTTTTGCGAGTCTAGTGCCTAGTGTAGTCTTACCGGCACCAGACATACCATATAACCAAATAACATTACCAAATAATTTAACTTGTTCATGCTTACCTGTCATTATGAACATACCTCTAATAAAGTAGCTCTTCATATCGTACATTTAAAAAATATTCACTATGGTAAAAAGGACTGTAAGAATAGAATCGTCTAGTGTATACAATAGGTTGATTTAATCTCTGCATAGTATTACCGTAATTTAATTACACCAAAGCCAGTAGAACGTACAGTATTAATTATGAAAGCATACTCTATACGATCATTATTTCTTTTTGTAAATTCTAGTAATGCTCTTAATACTCCATAATTAAGATTCCCTCGTTCATAAAGATGTTCTGGTATTTGATCATAGTTTACTTCAGCTTGAAACTGAGGGGTGCAATCATCTAATGCTATATAACCACCAGGGCGGATCTTATTAAGCCAATAACCATTCAACAATTGTTGTGTATCATTGTAATCATGTGCAGCATCAATAAATAATAAGTCTATATATTCTTCATCTAATCTATCCTTTACTGCATTATAGCCAGCTTGACCAGTCATAGTGTATCTGGTCCATAAATCCTCATAATTTGATGGCATCCAATCCCAAACTATTTCGCTCATATTGGGATCAAAACTTATAAGATGCCCGCTGTCTCCTAAAGCCCGCATAAAGGCACTAGAAGATAAACCATGTAAGGTGCCAACTTCTACTATGGTCTTGGATCCAGTCAATGCTACTATATTATAACAAGCCAAGACGAATAGTACATGTGCCTCATAATACTCTCCTACACCTGGAAAGTCTTTTATTAAATTAAGTAATTCTAACATAGTCGGACATTCCTCTAATGGTGATCTTCGGTTTAACTCACCAACAATAGAATTATCTGAATGCTTAAGTATAATCATATCTTGGCCCAACAATGAATTTATCTTATCTTTCATGTCTTGTCTCCTACACATTTATTAAAATTTATGAAAATGAAAAACATTAAAAGTTTCTTTTATCTTAAAGTTATATTTTTCATATAATTTTATAGCAGGTATATTGCTTGATTGCGTTTCTACTCTTATCTTTTTGCCATAAACAGTTTCAATAAAAAAACTTACCAATGATGACGCTACTCCTAGTTTTTGGTAATCACTATTAACACATATCAAATCAATAGAAACATAGTTTTCAGTTGATATTGTAGCCAAGAAACCTACTGTGATTCCGTCTTTTTCTGCTACCAATAACCCATCCCCTCTCTTTCCTTCAATATGATTTTTTATCCATTCTTGATATATCTTATTAGCTTTATACTCTGGTATTTTTTGATCCTTATGAAATCGACTAAAAGAAAAACTTTTTCCAGCAGTCCATAAGATATCAGACTGCATTTTAGCAGAGTAAGGACATATATTAATCCCTGTATTATTCTGAACGATTGAATGCTCCACTAATTCAAAAACTATATTATTGCATATGTATTCAAAGCCAGAATTAATTAATGTGATTGTAGTAATTACATCATTATTAGGGATTTTAATACAATATAAAGCAGAATAGGGTAGCACTAATTCCTTTTTATAATGTTTAATGCTATCATAATCAATATTATAAACATCGTACTCTAATATATTAGTTAGCCATTCGTCTTTTTTAAATATTTTATCAACCATATTACTTATAAAATTCTGCCTTTATATTTTAGTTTATCTATAAAAGATTCCAATTGTAAAAGATGCTCTAGATACTTAACGTTACTAGTTCTAATATCATTATAATCCAGTCCATTATCCAAAGCATTCCAAATCTCTGAGACCCCATCTTGAATTCCCAATATTGCTTTAAAGCCTAACTCCTGTTCTATTAGATCAAACTTAACATTATACGTTCTATGGTCCTCTGTGTCCCTGTGGATAATGATTTCGGTACTGGGTCTCATACTTTTTATTATATTAGCTATATCAATAATGCGATAATTATGCTCGTTATCACCCACATTAAATATCTTATCTTTAACAACCGCATGAGGAGCTTTAGTCGCGAGCAAAAATGCTCTAGCGGTGTCCTCTACGTGAATAAATGGCCTCCATTGTGTTCCACCACCATGTACATCGACTCTTCCATATTGCCAAGCATTAAGAGCCATGATATTCACTACCAGATCAAAGCGCATACGTGGTGCGAGCCCATATATAGTACTATTACGTAAACAAACTACTCCCAATTCATCTGTGGATTGTCCCATAACTAATTTCTCAGCTTCTAGTTTAGTCCTGGCATACAGCGAAACAGGATTAACAGGAGAAGTTTCATTAACTATATCCAAGTTTGCTGCGCCATATACACTACATGAAGAGGCATAAACATATCTGGATATACCCATCTTTTTAGACATTTGTAGTACATTTCCCGTAGCCAAATGAAAATCTTTAGTAGCCTCAGGTACCAAATTAGAAGCTGGATCCCCAGTAAGAGAAGCCAGATCAACTACTGCATCTACTTTATTAAACCAAGAATGATGCACATCTCTCACATCAGTTTTTTCTACATACAAATTAGCATAATCTTTTAAGCATAATAGACTATCGCGCCCATATAAGAATCTATCTTTTAATATAACTATATCACCTTCATCGAGAAGCCGTTTAATTAGAGGCACCCCAATATAACCAGCCCCTCCTAAAACCAAAATTTTCATAATAACTCCCTAAAAATATTCTGGGTACTCTACCTTTCTATTATTAATATAATTCTTATCCACTACATTAGTCTTTAACCATTCCAAATTCTCTCTTACGTAGGCCGGGGAATTATTGTCAGTTAATTCTATTGTTTCAAACCAACATTGCAAGCTATTATTATCTATATAATATTGAGGGCTTCGTAACCTTTCTTTCTTGTAAGATTTCAGCATCCAACAATTCAACTTCAAGGCTAATTCAACATCCTCTCTTGTATAACCAATATGACCATAAGTATCTAGTTTCCTGATTATGTGTTCTAAACTAAAACAGAATGAATACTCAAAACCTACAGGTGTGTCTAAGTTGTATGGATATAGTTTCTTATGAGAATGATTAAGCAAATTACCTCTAGCTTTACTTAAAGACATAATAGGAAAGTGATATAAGATAAAAGCATAATTATTAAAATCATACCAATATCTACGTCTAGAAAAATAATAAAGCGACTGATCCCTATCTCTTTCAAGAACATCATAAATACGATTAGCACTTCTCTGATCATTAAAATCGAAACTTTCATCCACATCAGATATTATTACCCATGTATCATCATCAAAATTATTATCAATATAATCTTGTCCAAATTTTCTTTGTTTGTTTCCTATCTTAAAATCATCCGATAAATCATTGACAGTGGATGAGTACGATTTTTCTATCACAATTATCTTATCTCTAAATTTATCAAATCTAGAATCAGTATCTAAACTACTTATCAAAGTAAAACCTTTATATTGATTTCTAAAAGTATAATCATTCTCACATATAATCCATTTATTAACACCAGCGTCTTCTAGGTGAAATTTAATCAATAATATATCTAGCTCATGAGGCTCAGAATAAGGAAATGTATCAATTATATTCATATCCCAACTCCTCAATAATATCTCCTATCTCTTTAATATATATCTCTTGCATTTCAGGCGGCATACAAGATTTCCAATCCCCTATTTCGCCGTTCCTTAGTGTAATACTATCAGGATTATGAGTAGCATTCTTTATAGCAATTATAGTACCTTCAAGTTCAAGGCCCAAATATCTAGATAATTTTTTAGCTATTGTATCAGGATTAAGCAGAAGGTCTTCATATCTTATAATAAGAAGTTCTTTATCTAACCAAGCCAATCTATCTTCAAATATCTGTCTGAACCCACGAGCCCATGGATGATCTATATGCGGGATGCCTCTCAAAAATTTATAATAAGCTGAGATTTTGTGCTCATGTAGTTTTAATAAACCAGCTACAGGATCTACAAGTTTAAGACTATATGCTCCTTCAAGATATGATACTGCAACATCTAAAGGATTCCTGTAAACAAAGATTGGTTTAAATTGTCTAAAAAATTCATATAAAGATTCATCATATGACCAATGGCCTAGAAAAGTAAAATATTCAGAATCATCTATATATTCATTTATCTCGCCTTTTATATCTTCTAGCCCCCGTTGACAAAAAGATTCTGATATGCCACCAGCATAAGATGAAAAGAATTTAATAAATCGTTGATTCTTAAGCAAACTATATTGTCGAATAATTTCATTCGTGAAATGTGTTCCACTACGTGGTATGGTTATGATGGGTATAACTATTGTCATTTTACTGCCTTAATTGTCTGTTCAATTACATATTCTACTTCAATATCAGTTAGAGTAGGATACAATGGGAGAGTAATAGTTGAATCGCCAATACGCTCTGCCACAGGAAAGTCTCCCCTTCTATACCCGAATCGATCTTTATAATATTCCATTAAATGAATAGGTCTAAAATGAACAGATACTCCAATTCCTGCATCTTGTAATCTATGCAATATTGTATCGCGTCTGTGTGGGTCTACCCAAATGGTGAATAGGTGCCTAGCGCTTCTATAATCAGGCAAAACTTTAGGGAAATCTATCCCATCTATTGGCTTGAATGCCTCTTCATATTTTTTACATATTGATTCACGTAGTTTCAATCTTTCCTCTATATGATCTAATTGATTTAAAAGCATAGCAGCTTGAATATTTGTCATATTGGATTTATAGCCCATTGTTAACATATCATAATGAGTATATTTTTTATTATACCTGTCCGCTGCGCCCTTAGTCATACCGTGAAGGCGCATTTGTCTTAGTTGTGGGTCTAAACTATAATAATTAGTTGCTATTGCCCCGCCCTCTCCGCATGTTATATTCTTTGTTGCATAAAAACTAAAACAAGCTCCAACACTAAAACAGGCTGGTCCGTGCCCATTTTCATCCGTAGCCTCAATAGAATGCGCGGCATCTTCTATAACAATTAAACCATGTCTAGCAGCTATCTGTTCAAGTCTATACATATCAACCATATGGCCATATAGATGTACCGGCATGACAGCTGCATAACCCTGAGAATCCTTATCTCCCCTATAACGATCTATCTCATATCCAACTTGACGAAGATCCATATTGCCTGTACGGTAATCAACATCGACAAATTTTGGAATGGCTCCCGTGTGGATTATTGCATTAGCTGTTGCAATAAAACTAAGTGGAGTTGTTATTACAAAATCTCCCTCACCTATATCATGGGCTTTTAGAAGTAAAAACATAGCTTCAGTACAACTTGATACACCTATAACATAATCTACTCGAAGATATCTAGCAAACTTTTCTTCAAACTCTTTTGTTACTTCGCCCGTTGTTAGAAAGACTGATCGTAGTACATCATTAACAGCCTCTATTTCTTTTTCCCCAACATTGTGTCTATAAAATGGAACTTGCATTAGAATAATTTCCCCTTATATTTTACTTCATCTAATAGTTTATCTGCTTCGATTAGATATTGATAATATTTTACTGTTCTAGTTTTTATTGTATCAGAGATTAGACCCTCCTCCAAAGCTTGTTTTATCTCACGAATCCCTTTTTCAACATCATTTCTAGCAATTAGTCCTAGTCTTCTTAATTTTTCAAAACTAACATTATAAGTTCTTTTATCAGCATCCTCTGGTATTACTTCCAATTCAACAGTTGGCATAACTCTCTTTATTAGTTTAGCAATATCCATGATCTGATAATTCTGGTCATCAAACCCTACATTAAAAATTTGACTAAGTACCTGAGTCACAGGTTTATCAGCAATTAGCATAAAAGCTCTAGCCACATCTTCGACATGTATCAATGGTCTCCACTGAGCCCCTCCACCCATAATATAAATACGTCCTTTTTGCCATGCTGTAAGAGTCATTAGATTTACTACTAAATCAAATCTCATGCGTGGTGAAAGTCCATAGACAGTGGCATTACGTAAAATTGTAACACAGAAAGATTTGTCTGATAATGCTAATAAATCCTGCTCTGCTTTTAATTTTGTCTTAGCATATAGAGATACTGGATTAGTTGGGGAGGTTTCTTTAAGTAGCTTTTCTTCCCCATGTCCATATACACTGCAAGATGAAGCATATATGTATCTAGAGACTCTTTTAGACTTAGCTTTCTTAGCAGCCTTTACAGTACTATAATGAATATCTTTCGTTATCTTAGGATCTAAATCTGCAGAAGGATCATTAGACATACCGGCTAAATCAATAACTAACTCTACGTCATCAAAGAGATTTGCATTTATTGATCTAATATCACCTTGCACTAATTCAATCCCATTAGACATAGTTGGTCGGCCAAAGAAAAATCTGTCAAAGATTACTACATCCCAATCCTTATATAATAAAACCGGACACAATACGGATCCTATATACCCTGCACCTCCTAATACAATTGCTTTCATTAGTCTCTCCTAAAATACTGAGGATAATGTTCTTTTCTATTTTCTTTATAATTTAGATCAACATTCTTTGTTTTTAATAAATCAAAATTCTCTAAAACATACTGTGGTGCATTACCATAATTTAGTTCCACCATTTCAAACCATGGATTATGTTCTTTACTAGGGGGAGGGCATACGTCTCCTACTTGACTTCGTCTGATCCAATGATTACATTTTAGAGCTATATTTACATCATACTCATTGAAAGGAAAATGTCCGTAGGTATCAAGCTTTCTCATTATATCTTTCTTAGAATAACAAAAAGTATATTCGAATATAGTAAATTGATTAAGGTTATAATCTAGAGCATGAAATCTGGCCCCTGGAGATTCAGAGTAAACAATACCATCTCTTCTTTTTATATGCTCTATTGGTTTGATACAATGTTGCCTGAGATAGTGTCCAAAATTATCTATGTCGTACCAAAACTTCATAATAGGAAAGGATATAGCTTGGTCCTTATATTGAGTTAAGAAATCAAGCATTGACTTGGTTCTTAAACCTCCCTCAAAATCATAAGCCTGATCTATATCACACACAATAACTCTAGTTCCATCAGGATGTTTATCGACTATGTAATCTTTTACAGAATTACGTTGATTATGCCCTATTGAAAAGTCTCCCTCCTTACCACTTAATTTCAGATTAATACTTTTCTCTATAACTGTTATTTTATTTCTAAATGGAATAAATCTTTCATCCTCGTTCAATAATCTTTTTAAACTGAATCCTTTAGGTTGTCCCATGAAAGTATAATCATTTTCTGCTATTATCCACTCAGAAACCCAATTGTTTTCCAAATTAAATTTCAGTAATAGAATATCCAACTCATATGCTTCAGAGAATGGGAATGTACAAATGATATTCATTATATAGGAACCTCCTCTTTGCCATGAATATATTTCAATTCTTCTGGGTATAAAACCTTCGGTTTATGTCTATAGTCTCCTATTCTATGATATCTAGCTATAGCTATACCTTCTATATTTTCATCATGTCTTTCAAATTCTTTCTGATATTCAGCTATAGCAAATCCATCCCACCAGCCTTCCTTATAGCCATATGAGCACGAGATAAACTCGTCCTCGGTCCAGAACTCATGTACAATAGTAAATTGTTCTGAGTGAGATCTCATGAAGTCTCTCCATGCATTATATACACGACTGTATCCATGTATATCATCCATGAATATTATTGCTTTATCAGCTAGAAAGGGAATTATTTTTTCTAGGGCATCCATAGTGGGTTTGTAATCATGGTTTGCATCATAATAATATACACCAACAGGATGCTTCAAAAAAGTATTTAAATCCGCTGTAAAAAAATCTCCATGCATAAAATGCAAGTTAGGCATGGTTCTGATCAGATTATGCATCTGACCCTGGATCTCTATATCCATAGCATATTTTATTTTATCTTCATTTCCTCTATTTGCCGAGTCTAATGAAGATCCATTTAAACATCCTACCTCAAAATATGCCTCTCCTTCCGGCAAGCATGATACAGCTAGATTAACTAGATGCTGTATTCGGGGAGAATTAGTTCCTTCTATGTTACTTATCCACTCTAATTCATTAAATTTAGACCAGAATTTTTTCTCCATTTCCTTCCTATAAAATTTTAGATCCATTATGCCTCCCATTGCATCCAAAAATGTTTCTTTGGTATAGAATCCTTTCTTACTATTGTGAGCATCTCGTGGTGCCCTTTGTCAACAAATCCATATTTAGCAAATAGCTCCAACCACCAAGCACGAATATAATTAGTTACATGCTGGCGTTGGGTTGGATCATGTGCTACAGTTCCTAAGAGAGTTCCACCTTTCTTTAAATGTTTCTTAATATTAGTTATTAATACACCTAATTTTTCTTCTGGAATATGCTCCAGAAAATCAAAGAGAGTTATAAAATCGAATTTTATAATCTCTGCACTCCAGTCTACAATAGTAAATGGCTCAGTGACATCTGCTAAAAAGAGTCGAGTACCATGATACTTCTTCCATGTATTCAGAGCTAAACAGGCATCCGTTCCATCAATTCCATATATATCATACCCAGCTTCAATCCCACTAATAACTATCTGACCAACACCTGTACCAAGGTCTAATATTTTAAATCCACCTCCGAATTCCTCTTTAAACATAGACCAAAACTCTTTGCCATTTACCCACCTGTCATCAAGAGCACCAGCAGGATGCAAATGGTCCTCCGACTCTAAAGCAATAGGTTTATTAGTAATTATTCTCATAAATAGTCCCTAAAAATTAAATTATTCTTTTTCAAACCAAAATCTATTTGGCTGTGGAACCCCACGCATTAATTCATGAGCACCACAAAATCCTTTATTTTTAAATCCAAATTCTGCAAATTTAGCCAACCACCACTCTCTATGCTTGAGTAGATGGTGATATAGTTTATTACCAACATTATCAAACTGGATAGTAGCTAAGAAGAATGTACCTCTATGGCTATGCCTAGCTATATTATTCATGGTGACATCAATCGTGTCCTCAGTTAGATGTTCCATGACATCCCAAGCTGTAATTAACGAAAATGTGCATAGAAGATCATATGTTTCATAATGTATATCACATCTTCTATTGAAATATCCCTGCATAGTCTTATAAAGATAAAATGGATAGCGTAAATCGGCATTGAATAGTCTAGTATTATAATAAATCCCCCATGGCTCAGACTCTCCTTGTCCTTTTCGAGCAGCATCTGATCCTTCTATACCATAAGCATCATAGCCCATAAATGTTGCACCAGCAACTACTGAACCGTTTGCTGTGCCTAAATCTAATAAAGTTTTTTTATCTGGCCATTCAGTAATCATATAATTACATAAATTAGTAGGGTCTCCATAATCCTGAATGGCTCCCCATGGTTTCAGATGGTCATTAGAATCTAGAGCTATGGGATGTTCGGTAACTATATGCATTTATATTCCTCTAATCTTTTACATATCCCAGAGATTATACTAGAAGTACTAATAGGCCCTCGATCTAAGATTATAACATTACCTATTCGGTTTACTTCGACAGTTTTATTATATCCAGGATCATATCCAGCAGTCTCATCAAACCCTGGAATAGCTTCTAATTGATCTAACCATTCTTTGGATTTAAACATTACGCCATTATAAGGTACTACTAGTGATAGAGCCACCTCACCATAATCAAACTCACTGTCCATCAGGAAAGCTATGTCTACTTCTTTCAGACTAGCTACAATAGCTAATCTCTGTTCCTGTACTATTATAGGCCTTAAAAGACCTTTATTCTCTCCAACTAACCGGTCTGTGCCAACCCCTATTAAAAGAAAATCACATAGCCGTCTAGCCTGTTGTATAGCTCTCAGATGACTATAATGAAATAAATCCCATGCTCCAGATAGTAAACCAACAATACCTTTCCTTCCCATCTCTGGTCTATATCTTGCTGCATTCTTACACATCTCATGTGCAGCTACTACTGATGTTATATCCAATAGATCCATTATCATTTGATTTGTTCTCCATTTATCCATTCAGAAAAATCCTCTTTTGGTGCTCCCCAATCAGGAGAGATATTAGTTACACCATATGATGAAGCGAGTGGCGCTCCTGGATGACGTATGTGAAATATAGGAAATGGAAGTTCGTAAAGACGTTGATAGAAATCAGATGCCCTTTTTACCATCCACATATCCTGCCCTGCCCATCCTTCTAGAGTTATGGAATAGCCCTGTAATCTCTCCCATCCTTCTTTATGTAATAATGTAAAATCTCCATTACTATTTCTATCATGATCTAATCTGTTACGGTCATTAAAACAATAGTTCCTAAGTGAATCCATATCCTTTCCCAGATCTAGTACTGGATGATATACACTCCATCTCCAGGCAACCATAGGCCAACTCTCTAAAAAGCTCTCTTTAAAAGGATACAGCCATAATACATCTATATTAGTACCTAATATATATTCACCCACAGCTCTTCGTATCCCTATATTCTTGGCCCACATCTCATGGAATTGTAAGTCTGTACCTAATACTTTTTCACTAAAAGATTTAGGAATTTCTATAACACGAATTCTAGGGTGCTGCATGAAATCATATTCCCTGTATGGTTTTCTATGCTCTAGTCTATTCCATTCAATAAACACAACTTCATAATCTACCGCCTTAAAAGCTTCGTGCAAAGTATAGATACACAATTCCAATCTTTTATGCTCAGGCGTGGGAACAGCTGGCTCAGGGTCTCTAAATATAATATTACCAAAATCACTGTTGCTGGAAGCCATAACTAAAGATAATTTCATATAACTTCTCTTTCATACATCTTATCAAGCATATATTGGGCTCTATGCCTTGAGAGCAAATTCTCCTGTCCAAAGACATAACAAGAATTTGCTAATTTTACTAGATCATAAGGACTTGATAACCATTCTTTTATTTTTGATTTTAATTCATCTGCAGTAGACCAAAGTATGCAATTTCGTCCGTCTTCAAAAGAGACTAATTGAATTATCTCTGACGGATACCTTTGTATTAGTGGCACACAGCCCGCCGCGTAAGCTTCATAAGTTCTTCCGCAACTAGCCCCAGCCCCTAGCCCACAAAACACCATCTTAGAATTCATCATTGCTTCATAATACTTAGGGGCATGTACATATCTACCATTAACCCATTTGGACCAGTAATCATCTGGTTCCTTAAATTTTAATTGATCACCAAAATCACATTTGAACATTTTAGCTAGATCATCTAGAATCATCCACCGCTGGGCAGTCGCTCTAGTGCCATAGAAAGAAATATCAAACTCTCTATTAGGGAAAGGGATCATATTTTGACATGCCTCATTAAATCTGCGTTCAATACCAAACTCCATCGGATATACATCATCCCCCAGACTGCCGTCATAATCACGATAGAACATTATATCAAATATAGCTTCAGCCATGTTAGGATATTTAATTGGGCTGTCTGGAACTGATATATAGTCCGTCCACCTATCATGTAAATGTGCTATAACCTTTGGTACATCTGATTGTTCTCTCATACCACGTAAATTATCAGTATCTGCCATCATATAGAAATCAATTTTTGGTGATTCCTGTGTAAATGGTTCCATATAATTCAATCCCCCACCACCTACATCATATACTTTGTGTCCTAAATCTAATAATCCATCTATTATTGTGCTAAGCCCCAAATCCGAATAATTGGGGCCAAGTGCTGCTATATTCATTATATATCTACTCTCCAATATTTACCTTCTAGTTTTTTTCCGTCTTCCCATGTTTGTTTATGTATTAATGGAAATTTTATTGAAGCAAAATCACCTTTATTGGGAAGAATTTTATCAAGATCTTTTCTTAGGGAAGCGTTCTTATTTACCCATCCGTATAATTCCTGTGGTACTCCCTTACCCCACTCTCCATGCCAGAGATGAATGCCTTTATGTCCCATTAGAGTTTCAACATAATTACCATAATGCCTTCTCCATTGATCAAGAAAATGATCATCTTCACTACCTATGCCATCTAAAAACAGCATCTCTATCCCTCCAAGCTGTATAAATGCTTTTCGTCTAAACATACAAGCATAATAAACATTATTGTAATGTGCAGTTTGTGGGCTTATGTGTGTTTCATATACATGATCTTTGTATTTTTCTTTAATATCTTCTAATGAGGAATATTTAAAATCATAAACATGATATGGGTATGGCATCAAAAAATATGGCATGAAGGCTCCACTGTTTAATTGAATCAAACAATCTTCTACAAAACCCTTCGTTATTAAAACAAATTCTGGATCTATTTTCAATATAAATGGTTCAGAACTCGCGGCTACTAAAAAATTATATTTAGCCGCTGGACAATTGAATCTGCGAAAAAATCTTTCGTCTAATGGACTTGTTGTATATTTATTAACAACCCATTCATATTCACCACTAACTTGTTCTAAAAGATCGTCTAGATCATCTGTGGATCCATCATCAGCTATATTTAGTTCAACATCTATTCTGCCATCATTGATTAAAAATTGATCATATATTCCCATTAGACCATAACGTAATAAATTAGCTCTATTATGTATAGCTATGATTACAGAAATCCTATCAGGTATCGGTATAGCGCGAGGCATTATCCACCCCTTTTAGATCTCAATAAATCTGATATAGCATTCAATAAACGCTGAGTAATTATATCCCTATTAAATTTTGTTTCCATATCTTCTCTGGCTTGCCTGCCTTTTTTAAAGGCTTCTTCTCTGTTCTCAAAAACATGTCTCATTAAACTAGCGCCATGAACTATATCAGGTTCAGCCCATAACTGATCTCCCCTATAATATGGGGACCATTCCATATTACAAACAAAAGTTGGTTGACAACGAGTACCATATGAATTGTTAGAGTTTAAAAATTCTCCTGTGCCACCAAAATCTGTTCTTATAATAGGATTTGCAGCTGCTGCCGCATCCATATATGGCAAACCAAACCCCTCACCACGATCAAATAGTACATAGCAATCACATTCTTCATGCATTCGAATCAAATCATCAGTCATTAGTTTATCTGTGACTAAATAAATAGGAGGGAATTCTTTGTCCATATTAAGACTTCTTTTTATATGCTCTATATCTTCTTTTATCTTTTGTCCTTGTTCTATATTAGCTTCTACCCGTGTCATATATGTTTTTAATACCAATAGTACATCATCAGCTGGTGAGAATGCATTGAAATATGCTTTCAATAACCCTAGCCCATTTTTTCTTTCGATCCATTGTTGAATAGAATAAAACACATAGGTCTTATCCAAATTAGGCTCTGTTTTTATTTTAAATAATGACGTATCTACCATATTAGGAACACAATATACAGGAACCTGAACCCCCGATGATTTAAATACCTGTACCAACCATTTACTTTCAACAAAAACAGCATCAAATTTATTACAACAATCCACCCAATGTTTGTCTAACTTAGTAGTCTCCCAAGCACAACTACAGATATTTATCATAGATGGATCCAAGAAATTGATAGCTATTTCTGGGCTTAGACGAACAAAATTTACATCGCATGGTCTTTGAGTTCTGGCTAACCCATCTAATAACTCAAAATCTTCACCTAAATCTGGTCTATCGCGTTCAAAAGAAACTGGTTGAATATACATCGGAATATTAAAAGAATGTAGTCCTTTTATCCAATTTCTTACACCCTGCCCATACCCAGATCCATCAAAAACACATGAGACAATCTTTAATCCCTTTAATTCTACTTTTATTCTGTTTGTGTCATCTGTCATTATATCATCTCTCCTTGCTTCCATCCCTTTGATGCCGCTTCTTTAACAGGTGTTTCTCCAGGCAATCTATCATGCTGTTTAGGATTTTTTAGATCATTATATAATTGCATCAATATATTATCAAACCGTGGAACTATATTCTTTTCCCACTGTAGATTATCCTGTACCCATCTAAGAGATTTTTGTGCCATCTTCCTACCTATATCAGGTTTTTCGTATAATCTTTTCAGGTATTTAACCAAATCATTGATATTAGCTAGGGGTCTAGCCACGTCATTATCCATTGTCATAAAAGTCCAGAAGTTTGGAGTGTCTCCACTTCTACACAAGAATCCTCTTCCATCAGCAAAAATCTCTGTCAAAGATGTATTATCCGGAAAAATTGCTGGGGTACCAGTAGCCATAGCTTCAACTGAGCTTAAACCCCAGCCCTCGCCAACGCAAGTACTTATGACAACATCGCAACAATTATATAAATCATTAACGACTGAAACAGGTACCCCTGTATTTACATTAAAATTTTTAGGGAACATAATATCCTCGCCAACGACCAATCCAATATTACGTGCCACCTTCCTAAGGTCCCAACCAACATCTTTTTCTGCACAATGTAAATAGTATAGGCTATTAGGACATTGTTTTTTAAATTCTCTGAATGCCACCATTGATCTAGGAATATCTTTTCTTTGCTGATTTCTATTTACATTCATCACTATAAACTTGTTAGCATGTGAGCCAAAATAAAATTCTCTCATCCTTTTTATTTCTTCTGGTGGTTTAGGATAAAATTCTTTTAAGCTTATACCATGAGGTATGATTTGTAATTTTTCTGCTATGGGTGGGTATTTAGTTATACATTGTTTTCGCCCAAATTCTGTATATGTCACACAAACATCTGCATGTGACATAGCTTCTATCCAATCTGCTTCCGGCTCACCATCTATAGGAAAATAGACTACTGAGCGGAATGGTTTTCCTCTTCTTTTAAGATCATTTACCAGATCTGGTATGAAAGTCATAATAAATGAGTCTTGTAACATAAACAATAAATCAAATTCCATTTGTGGAATTATTTGTTTAACTTTTTCTCTTCCATATGGATCCCCTTGAGGATTAGGTAACATAGGGTAAATTTGAAATGGGAAAGGATGCGGGACTCCCATATAATTTACTCCAAAACAAAATATCTCATATTTGCCAGTCTGATATAAAGGTCCTAGAATATTTTTAGATACCTTCCCAAACCCTGTTGCTACACTAGGAGCATCACCATAATAAACCAGTCTGATTTTCTTTCCTGGATCTTCTTTGGTTGATTCCATATCCACCATCGGTGTACCTTCTGCTACCTGCGTATTAAAAGACCTAATCGGTACTCCCGCTGGTGTTACTATTGATGTTCCACGCATCATATTGCTACTCTTCTTTTCCATCCATTCCTCCCTCTATTATAATCATGAATCTCGCTACTGTCGCTCTATGGATTTCTTTCTCTATACCATGGTCTAACCAGTCTTTAACATATAATTTATTAGTCTCATGCCTCACAAGTTCTCCTATTATTCTTTCACCGCCTGTAAGCCACAATCCAATAGTCCTACCAGATTTTTCTCGTTTTCTACTTTTATTATATGAGGTTATATACTGATCTAGCTCATTCATCTCTTCTTTTTGGTTGATCTCTGTTTAGTAGACTTCTTCTTTTTTTCTTTTTTATTAGAAGCACAGTCTCCATTTTTATCATATAAATACCAAAAACCCACTGTCATAGCATCTGTAATATCATTAGCTTTTTCAAAAGACTCTTTTAAACCATACATTTTTTTGAAAAACTCATATGGTTCATTTTTATTATTCTTAAAGCCAAGACATCTACGAGCTTCTACTGAACTAACATACGCTGGTTCATTACCTTTAAGTAATTCATATGCTGTTACATAAAAAACTCCCTTTGCATTATTTAATCTAGCGTTTGTCTTAGCATTTTTACCTGCATAAGTATCTTCAAAAACTATTATAGTGGGCTTATATTTATTGAATAGGCTGTTAAGTTCTGTGCGAATATAAAATAGCTTAAATCCCAAAGACATTGTAGCTTTAGGCTTTATAATACCATATTGTTTTGCTATTATTTCATCTTTGCCCTTTCCTGTATCCTCTAATATCGCCCATCCACTATGATTTAGAGCCCCATCTATTGCTAGAACTCTTTCCAAAATTTACTCCTTCTTATATATTATATCCATTGCTTCTTTTATATGTTTCTTAGCCTCTTCATTAATTTTCTGTGATTCTGGATATACTATATTCACTTGTAATATCAAAGCTCCTGGAGGTCCACCATATGGACCATGATTTCCTTCGTCTGGAATTACATATTCTGATTTTCCAGAGGTTAAAGCAAAAGTAAAATCTATTTCAGCTGTAGTTAATCCTGTTCCTTTACAGTCTTCACAAGCAAACTCTTGAACAAACCCTCTCTGGCCACATTCATCACAGGGATAATCTCTTATCATCCGCTGTCTTCCGCGCTCTTGCACCTCTCTCACTAATCCATAACCACCACATTTAGTACATTGTTTAAGATCGGCCCCATGGCCTTCACATGAAACACATGGTACCAATTTTTTGTATTTTATATGTAGGGTATTTTGTAAAAGAATATCGAAAACTGATACATCTACTGTTAATTGAACAGGCCTACCAACAATTGTTCCCCTTCGTGGTGGTGGGGGAGGTGGTGGTCTATTAAAAATAGAATCAAATCCAAAAGAAAAAGAAAAACCAAAAGGCGCACCTGGATTATCATACTCGGCTTTCTTTTTAGGATCAGAAAGTATCTCCCAAGCGCGCCCTATTTCTTTAAATTTTTCTTCAGCCTGTTTATCCCCTTTATTTCTATCGGGATGTGTCTCTAATGCTAATCTCCTGTAGGCTTTTTTAATCTCTTCTGGTGAAGCATTTTTTGAGACACCCAAAATCTCATATGGATCCATTAAAAATTAACTCCAATTACAATATATCATATCTATTTACTTTCACATCGGTATACCATATTGTTTGACCAGTATTAGTATCTTGCATGCTCCATCTATTTAGAGATCCAGTAATTTTTACAGGCGTACCTTCAGGCCATTGTGCTAGACCATCAGCTACATTGCCCCAAGCTTGACATCTATATTTTACATCTCTGGTTACAGGTTGTCCCGTTTGTGGATTTACTTGTTGTTGTCCTTGTTGAAATACCGGAACCTCTATAATCACATGAAAACCCAAACGACTAGTGCCACTAGGTAATACACGGTGATTGATATTATTCATATAACCTTCAAGGATAACTAAATTAGTACTTTGTACTGGTTGCCCGCTCTGAGTTGGTCTTTTTTGTACAGGGGGTGCCTGATAACCTTGAGGTTGCCCACTGCCATACGCCTGGGGATTTTGTTGATAATGCTGTTGAGGCGTTTGATACCCAGGCTGCTGTTGAGGAGGTGCCTGAGGCGGTGCCTGAGGCGGTGCCTGAGGCGGTGCCGCTTGAGGAGCCCCTTGTGGATATGACTGTGGCGGTGCCTGGGGTGGTTGTTGATACCCCGATTGATCTTGATTAGGTACATACGTCTGACCATCAGGCGTATACATCTCTTGTTGTGGCTGATAATTTTGATTCACCACTTCGTATTCCATTTTCTTCTCCTACTGAATATATTTATAAATTAATTGTCTAAGGGTTTGTATGTCTAATGTGCTAGGATCTTGATCATCTGGCATATGTATTGATTCAATATTACATATATGTCCCAATTCTCTTTTATTTCTAACAGTGGCATTTCTACCCGCTTCATCGCCGTCAAATATTAAGACAACTTTCTCTATATTAATGTTCTCTAATATTAATCTAGGTTGTTCTTTTGTTAATCCAGCACCCATTGCTGCGACTGTATTCATAAAGCCAGCCTGTACCATAGACCAACAAGCTTTATAACCTTCTACGATTAATAATATATTTTTAAATGTCTGTATATAATCTTTTGCTCTATCATAATGGTACAATATGGATCCTTTATTAAATCCTGGTGGCCATATGGAATATCGTGGCTCACCGTCACCATCTGTCCTTCTTCCATCCATAGCAACAATCATACCATCTTTATTTCTGAGGGGGAAGTATTCTCTAGGTATACCGAATCTGTCTTTGCCGTGTCCTACCTCAAAATAATCTAAAATAGCTTTTGAATATCCTTGTTTATAAAAATAATCAGTTCTATATTGTTGCATATAATAGATTTCTTCCTCGAACTTAAATGATAATTCATCATCTGCACGCGAGTTACTAGATCTTCTTATAAAATCGTTTGTGTCTTTTTTTAATAATGCTTTAGTTATTTCTTCATCATGATCTGCTTCTAAATTAACACCAACCACTGCAGCCATGAATTGTATAGCTTCTACAAAAGTACATCTTCTCATAAGCATTACTAATCCTACCATGTCACTACGTCCATTATGGCAACCATGAGAAAAACAAGCCCATCTGCCTGTCTTTTCGTCTATAGAGAATGCTGTTCTATTATCTCCACCATGAATAGGACATGCTGCTCTATTCCTCTTATCAAGAGATATCCCTAAACTATAGGCAATAGAAATAGGATCAGCAATCTGCTTGATATAATCAACCAAATCTCTATCAATTCTAGGCTCTGAGAGGCCCTGCGTAGTCAATGAACGCCTCCGGTAATTGTTTGTGTGCGCCTTCCTCTGATACATAGGCTGTTGCATCATCCGGTCTGTCCTCCAATGCTTGCATTTGAGCTGGTAAAAATCTCATGCAATATCCTATGAATCTAAGATTTATACCACTCCAGTTTGTTCTGAAATATCTACCCTTTAGAATCTGTAATCTATGAGTTCCAGCTTCTATTCCTTCTTCATTTATTTCTTTTGCTGTCTTCCAATTCAATGCAAATTGACCATCAGCTTCTTTAAATGGATCGTCACTTTCTGCATTAGCATCAGCTGTAACGCGGCTTTGATCTATTCCTTTCTTATTCTGCTGTAAAGCTGTGATAACAGGTATATCCAGCAAACCAGCATGATCTTTTAAGGCTCTGGACAGGTCACCAATCTTTTGCCAACGTTCTTCCTGGTCCCCACCGCCACTAGGCATCTTTAGATAGTCAACAATTACCATTCCGACGCCCTCATTATAAACAAACTTCTTCATAAAATTTATTACTTGGCCATGAGTAAATCCAGGTATATATTTGTGGTATAATCCACCAACATTTTGTACTAATTGTATTGCATAGTTTATATTATCTGAAGTTCTTTTATCTGTAGCCCAATCTCCCTTCATTATATCAAGAACATTTACACCAGCAATATGACCTATCAATCTCATTTGAAATTCTTCTTCAGAAATTTCTGTATCTAAATAAAGTACTCTGGTTCTATTACGTTTAGCAAAAAATACAGCGTGGGCCGCACTTTGTAATAAAAAAGCTGATTTACCTTCACCTGGCCTAGCAGAGACAAAATAAAATTTCTTTGGTAGATAGCCTAAGGTAGCATCGTCTAATAAACTAATACCTGTTGGAATACCATAATTAGAATCTCCTCCCTCTAATCTTTTATATATTACTTCTCCTATGCCCTTAGTTATATCTCTTGGGTCATCAGATCTATTAATTCCCGCCCTTAATTCATATAATTGGGTTTGAACGTTTTCCACTAAATTACTAGTAGATGTTGTTATTCCCTTCTCATTTAGAGCCTGTAAATTTGTGACTAAGATATTTTTAGTTTCTTCTTTTAAATAAGCCTCTGTTATTTCATCCAGATATTTATGAAAATTTACACTACTAATGTCCGAATTAAAAAGGGAATTAATATATAGTTGAAGCTGTTGAAAATCATATCCTTCTGAAGGATACATAAGAGTTTTATTATATAATAGCTCTCTATCAAAAACTCTGTATCCATCGTTATATAGTTTAACTATAACAGACAGAATAGTCCGATTAACAGGAGATCGAAATGTTGTTAGCTTGGTGCGACCATCTATATCTAGATCTATCAATAGATCAGGTTTTTGTAAGACACTAGCTAGTATAGCTCTTTCAGCGTGCAAGCTATCCATTAATCAAAATTCCTTTGTTCTTGTCTCGTTTTTATTTCTAATTTAATAATGTTCAAATGTTCTCTAATGGCATCAGGCATATAATCATATAATCTAGCTTGTTTTTCTAGTTCTATTATACGATCATATAAATCAGACAGTGTAGGATTTGCTTTCAGAGCTTTTGCAAACCTGAACTGGCTGGGTGTTCGATCAGTTATCTTTTCTTGAGCTGAGATATCCGACACCGTGATGGCCAGTTGTTTTTCGAACTGACTCTTCAGTACAGACAACTCAGAATATTTCTGGTTCCCATAGAACCTTATATGAGCAACGAACTGTGCTAGAGCATCAGCGATTACAATTAGTTGCTGATAGGGTTGAATACCAAGTGAGACTAAAAAATCTGGAGTATAACTTTTAGCCACTAGCCCATATGGATCTGGATAATATTGTAAGAATTCATCTAAAAATGATCTAAGATGTTCCTTTTCTAGCATGCTCTATTACCTTATTTATTTTCCAAAATAAATTACTTTTATTGGATGGTATATCATCATATTTTATTTCCAACAATAATTTTTCATTTTCCTCAGCCCATTCTTTTTTCAATTCATCTCTGTATTGATAAGATTGGAAATCTTTTTTATCTGCATGAAAATGTGATATGAATTTATAATGTTGTTCTCCCTGGCACTCTATCAATAAGTTTATATGAGGTAAATAAAAATCAAAATAAAGATCCATACCTTTTTTCTTGATATGGTACTGCTCTTTTAATCCAGCGTGAGGAAATAATTCCTTTAACTGTTTTTTTATAACCGATTCAAAATTAGTCATTTGCTATAACCATTTCAGTAGTCACAGAAGTTTCATCTATTTCTATTCCCTCTGCTCCACCTATAGAATTTGCTGTATCTACAGTGCCCAAATCTTGAGTATTTATAGATGCTAATTGCATAGTTTTCATTTCTGTGATTATTTTCTCTTTAAGATCTGGTCTCGTACGTAATGCTTCAATAAAATTAGATAATCCTTGTATTTTTATATCATCAATAGCATACCATGCCCCACTTTTTACAATTATACCAACAGATACTGCTCTATCCACCAAGTCTGCAAACATATCAAATCCATAACCATACATTAAGCATAGATCCAATTCTTTTAATAACGTTGGCCCAGCATGATTCTTTTCTATGTAAATTTTAGCCCAATGTCCTAAATCTCTAATACCGTCTGTTAATAATCCTTTTTCTTTTGCCTCAAAAGTTTTTGAACTATTTTTATCCATATACATAGAGACACAAATCCAATGTTCTAAAGCATAACCACCAGTTTTCTTTAATCTGAACCTACCTCTAGGCTGCTTACCGCCTTTATTTTGTATTAACTCCAGTTTAGCTCTAACCTGGTTTACTGCCAAGATAGTCACTCCTGCCCTTGAAGCTAAAGCTGTAATGGTAGGTAGTTTATCTCTGATTAAACTAGCTTGTTGTGCCATTTGATTAGATTCACCATCCATAAACGCTGCTGGCATTAACGCGCCAACACTATCTAAAATGATAGCCCCAACCCCAGGAGATTGCAGAAATGATTTAATGACATCTAATGCTTGTTCACCTGTCCATGGTTCTATGTAATAGGTCATATTACGATTAAATCCACCTTTCCATTGATCAAATAAATCTGTGTCAAATTTATGCTCAATATCCACAAATACTACACCCTTATTAGTAATGTTTTGGATATGCCAAGCAATCTCTAAAGCTAAGCTAGTCTTTCCTCCGCCAGTTGGTCCCCATATTTCCACTATCCTGCCTTGTGGTACACCATAACCACCCAAAGCCGTATTTAAACTGACAGAACCTGTATCATAATAGTGTTGCTTAAGTTTATCCGATTCATATATGAATGCTTGAAATGCATCAGAAAAGTTGGTTGCTGCCGCTGCAGCAGCCATTTGAAAATGTTGTTCAGGAGTAATTATTTCCTCTCCCTTTTCTTCTTTCTTTTTCTCTTTCTTTGGTTCCTCTTTTTTCTTACCTCTAGCCATTAGATCTCCTATGTTTTTATTTTTCTAGGTTTCTTAGAAACCGTACCCTTAATAGATATCATAGCCTCTCGTGATCTATCTAATAAATCAAAATAACTGTCTTTGTCTTTCTTTTCTATCTGTCTATCAATACTAAATCTTAATTCTGAATCTTGTTTTAGTCTGGCTTCTCTAAATAAACTTAGAACAAAAGGTTTATTATTCAAGATGCTCAATATGCCTATACTTTTCACTGTTATGTTCCATGTAGTAGCTTTCTCAAATAATACATCAATCATAATAAACACTTCTGATATGGCTTCTTGTAAAGATACTTCACCCTCTTCTACCCTCCAGTTTATAAGATGGTTCAATATACTTCTATCTATTGCTCTAGACTCTTTATCAATAAGTTTGTTTCTATCAAAATATATCTTATTATGTCTTCTTAACATCTCATGGAAATATATTGCTATATCATCTACAGAAGAAATTTGTTTTGTATCTATTTTTACTAAAGCGTCTTTGATATGCTCTACCTTATATCCTATAGCTCTTAATCTCTTAACAGCCTCCGCCTCTTCTCTATCCGGTATATTTCCTATTTTAAAAACCCCGTACCCTCTATTCCTGAGAAAATCTATAGCTTGTCTTTCTTGGTCTTCTTCACTAAAAAGGTCTGGTTTTCTTTTCTTGGGCATTATTACTCCTACTCTATAGCAACACCTAATGCTGATCTTAATTTAATATCATCAATCGAAGCAGACATTATGATAGGCTTATCATTTTCTGGTACCACCAAATTTAAGTCTACTTTTCCCATTAAACTCAATAAGCTTTCTAGTAAGAAAGCATTTATTAATAGAGAAAACTTCTCACCATTTGTGTAACTAACCGGAATATTTTCATTAGAAAAGGTTAAATGACTGCTCGCATGCGCGTTGTTTAATGACATGGTTTTTCCATTAAATTCTATTTTTACTCTATAGGTTTCATCATCCAAAGCTCTTCGTACATTCATTATATTATCTCTAAAGATTTTGGAATCAACTGTTATAGTTGGCCCAATTGCTGTGAATAGACTAGAATAATCTGGGAATCCAGCTGGAATTAATGATGCTAACAGAGTGGTTTTAAGACCATCTTGTTCTGTTATGAATTTTATTCTGCTCTGGCTAGAATATATTTCTACTTGTTCACCTTGACTGATCAAAGATTGAATTAAAGAACATGTCATTTTATGTAATATTACAAAGAAATCAGAAGATTGAATTTGATAAGGGCATTCGATCTCTAATAACCTCACTCCATCAGAGACTACAAATAGTAGTTTACCTCCCTCAATTTTCATCATAACTCCTGATAACCCAGCAATATCTGAAGTATAGGCAGATATCATTTTAGTCATTACTTTAAATATCTGAGCCATGTATTGTCCAGGAATACTCAAATGGTAGCCAGAAGGTAATTCATCATCCTTAGGGGAGAGTTTAGCCTTTACTAACGTAAAATCTCTTGTTTGTTTTATTTCTGCATTTGTATCACTATAAGTTGTTTTAGTTTTTATTCTAAGTTTGGTTCCTTCCACTTTCATTTCTATGTTATCTGACCCTGCTATACCTTTACCAACAGGAATGATCTTCAGCATAGCAGTCTGAAAGTCTGTTCCATTTATGCTAATTCTACCAGGAACCTTCACTTTAGCAAATATTTCGGTGGTAGCAGTAAAACTAGCACCATCGCCAGCGATCAGTCTGAGTTTTCCGTCTTGAGCTTCCATAGTATATATGGCAAATAGACCTCCAGACGTTTTAACAGACTTTATAGGCTGTAATCTTGACAATATATGAACAAGATCAGCCGTAGGTACAACTATATGCATGTTTCACCCTTATACTGCTTGTAATTCTATAGATAAATCAGATGTTTTAACAGGCCACAAACTGATGTTTAGATTTTTTAATCGATTCCATCCCCATATATCCATGAATATTTTCATATTATTATAACCACCAGAAGCTAATAATGATACGGAGACAGTTTTTGCGTCACTATATAGGAAGCCAGCTAGCATAGCTCTGACTGCTTCATCTATAGTAGAATATCTTTTCATTGAGCTAAGAGTTCTCAGTGTCTCATATTGAATTTGACCACTGTACTCAGCGTGTGGTAGATAACCTCTTGTGAGAAAAGCCCATCTTTCCCACATATTTTTACTATAAGCTCTCTGGTCTTGAGAGACCCAATAGTATTCTTTAACTTGTTCATCAAACATTACTTCTATTCGTCTAACCAATTCCGGAGGGTCCAAAGACCACAATTCTATTTCTTTTACTTGAAAGACATCTGGCCATATAGTCTCTCCGTAACCATCTGTCGCAACCTGTAAAGGCTGAGACGTTGGCATTATTGGGGGTTGTTGTCTATTAGCAACCAAATAAATCTCTAGACTATATATTTTGTCACCGTAGAACGGATAAAGTTCCACTGAAAATGAAGAAAATCCTGTAATTAATTTAAAGCGGGGCCATGGAAAAGTTATATGCAATACTTCTTGGTACAAGTCTAAGAATTCATTATCATAAACAATTTCTGTTGAGTCCGGTATGATTGATTCTGGCCTGGTAATTTCTTCTGGAACATAAAGACTTATTCCTAAGGTATCAAAATAAGTATCAAAAAACATTTTATTCAAATAGATGCCTAAGGGCTTATACCCGCTTCCATCAATAATCGCGAAAATAATATCTAATGGTTTTAAATATGCTACACCTGCAACAACTTCTAATAAAGAATATGTAGAATAAAACCCACACGGCCACCCTTGATTTATAGAAATGAATATATCTTTTATTTCCATGGTATATATAGGAATAAATGTAGACATAATTCTACTAGAGGGTCTTATAGTTACAAAGAGATTCCTATATCCTGAAGTTCCTGGTAAATCAATTGAAAGATTACGATAGGCTCCCATGGTGAAAATAACATTCATCAAGCTCTCGTAAAACCCATAGAAATTTACTGATAGAAAAGTAAAATCATCCCAAGTATCAAACTCTACAAAAAACTCAGTCATTTGGCGCGAGGCATGATATATAATAAGATCTGAACCTGGCTCAGGCTCGGCCCATGCCTCTATTCCTAATGGATTCGGGAAATGCATATCTAAAAATGCACTTATATTTATTGGTGTCCAGACATGTGTAAACACACTGAACGAAGGTATATCATGCATTTTTAAGTCTATGCTTAATGGTTGCATGCTCCATATATGCATATAGATTTCTAAATCTAATGTACCTGGAGTCACACATTTTAACCATGCGCCCAGGTCAAACTCTCCTGTCTGCTCCACCAGAAACGGTATAATAAATGTATGAAAAGACATTGGATTCATGTAAATCAAGAAATCTTCCGGATCATGCATTCCTATAGGTATATCTATAGGCCAAGGAGAATGCATTTTAACAGTGGCTTCCAGGTATGAATGGTGAACAATCCAATCTATAATTATATCCAATCGTTTGTAAGGAACAGCATACAAATCTACATCTAAATCTTGAGGTAAATGGCTGTCTATAATAGCCTGGAGATCAGATGGTGGGTGTGCCCCTATGAAGGTGTTTAAATCTTCTGGAGAATGCATATCTATTATAGCTGATAAATGATAATAGAAATAAACATCTAAAACATTTAAATAAATATAAAGAGGAGTTGGTGAGCCTTTCCACATGGCCTCTATATAGGCATAAAGATCAGCAGGTTGATGCATATCTATGCTAACATTAACAGCGGATGGAGAGTGAGCTTCTATGTAAAGCTGCATCTCCTGTGCATTCTTTAACAAAATACCATCTATTTCTAAACCATCTTCGGTTGCTACAATAATAGGCATTAACTAATTCCTGTTACTTCCCATTTGACAGCTAGATAAGCTGTGCTTCTCTTATGTAATTTTTTTATGTCGTTCTTCGGTCTTCTGTTTCTCATCCAGAAATCAACACAATCACCAGTCTCTACCCCATGTACATACAACGGTAGCTCACCATCTTTAAAAGTCTTCCAATCAGTACCATTACTAGATAGCTCAAATAAATTCTCTGGTACTGAGGATTCACTGTCTATATAAGCATAGGGAGATCCTACTGCCCTTTTATAAATTTTAAGGTTAGAAAATGTAGCATACGCAGCATATCGATCTTGATTATTCGGATCCCAAACAGTCGCCCCTCTCCCTAATGTGACTTCAATATCATCAGAATCAAAATATTCACCTAAACTGGCGAGAGTGCCATAACAAACCATTAATTTATCAACCCACAGAACTACATTATAATCTAGCCCAGGCAAATTATTAGGAGCCCAACTTAACATTATACTGAATGGGCCTGGTTTTCTTCCTGATTCTAATGATGGTAATACTCTTTGTGCTTCCGCTAATGATGGTAAGAATCCATATAATTCTTTGTGTAATGGTGTGAATGCATAAATGTTCCATCCCCAAGTCTTATTCAAAACAATAGCTATACCAGAATTTTCATTACTTACAGTTATAACTGAATATAAGAAATCTCTGGGCTCTCCAGGTCGCAGCCCCATGGCTATTTCATTGGGGTAATAATCAAACTCTATAGTTCCAGTGTTTGTTAAATCTAAGTCTGGAATATATAATGATTCATTTAATCCTAAATATAATCCTTGATTAGAAAATTTACCTCTTACATGACGTAGATTTTTCATATAAATATCAGAATAATCGTGTCCTGAAACTGTAACTTCCACATATCCTAAATTAACAAAAGGCATTGGACCATAAGGTAAATCATCGATTTCATAATTTTCTATATCATTAATCGTATAAGATGGTTCTTCTAAATCAATAAATTGATTCATAACCAACTGAGCATTATTGTATTCTAACTCATGTGTAGACCATGCCTCTGTCAATGTTCCTGTGATGGTAAAAAGCCAATAACATTTTGGATCTCTACCTATCTTTAATTCTATGGAATTAATATTTTCTGGTTGGAACAAGCTTAAATCTAAAGCTAATTTATCTCCTGCCGTCCATTCCCTATCAGAAGGTAGTCTCCACCAGGAAGAACCATATCCATTAAAATAAAAAGATCCGCCTATATTCAATCCTGGATAACTATAAACCAAACAATATTCCTCGTAATCAGTTATATAAGACCAACTAATCTGTCCATATGAGGTAGACCACCACGATGATTGGTCAGTTAAACTTATAGGATAATCACGAGGATTAGCATGAATAGGAGGTATTGACCAAACAGCGGATCCAGATACATTTGTACTGATAGTTAAATAATCCTTACTCTCCAGTAACCACCACCTTCCGGAATTTCTAGAATACCAAGGACATGCTCTGGACACCTTTCCTGCTTCAGTACTTTGGCCATTGCAAGTCCCAGGATAATAATATCCCGGCACATCATCATATTTATTATAAAGATGCATTGGTTTCCATGTTCGGGATACGGTACATTCATCACTGGCACTTAACTCACATTTATAATCGAATCCACAATAATCGTATCTTGTATTATTCCAATCTACATTTGATAATAAATTGTAGTTTGATTGTGAAAATCTACCATAAGCTTTATCAAACATATATGGACATCTGCCAATTTCATAAATTCTACCTAGATCAAACACTAATAGGGGTGCATCATACATAGGTAAGCCTTGAAAACTTGCTGAATCAGACCATTGTCCTTGTTCATCACTTATTATAACTCTAGGCTCTCCAGCTCTATCATATAACCGTTCATTAGCTTTAGGTAATTCAATAACTGCTAAGCTATGATCCAATTCAACTGCTGTTTCCAGATTAGGCATGAATTTTATGGCAGCTAGATCTAATGTATATGATTTTGGTTTCTTGAATTTAATAAAATATGACAAATCTGGTACTTCAGATGAAAAATCCTCTAGTGTACTACTAGAATATTGTATATCTTCTAATTCTACTTGTGTCCCATAAATAGGACCAGCAGGAATAGGCGGATCAAACTCAGCGACTAAATGGGTGGCTCCTATACGTGATCCACCTAAATCTATATCACCTATCTGAGTTTCTAATATATCAGATGATATAATTAATTCTGTTGCGGATTCACTGTTCCAGTCTTTTATTGATATACCAGATACAACCGTATAGCTATATCCATCCAAAGAATAAGATGATATAACGATCCCAGCTACCTTTTGCATTTTTAACCAAATACCAGAGGTAGTATTAACAGCACTACTTAGAGCTGTCCAAGCTGTATCATTATTAGTATAATCTAATCTTACTTTATCAGTAGATCCTAATGCAAATTTTATATAATTTTCAGGTGCAGATTGATCTCTAACTAACATTCCTACAGAAAATATACCTGAAGCAACCATACGCTCAGTATAATCAGAAATCCTCATACTTATATTACTATAATCATTAGGAGAACCCCACTCTGTCATTAAAGCAGGAGTATAAATATTTTCATCAAAGAAATTATCTACTCCAACATTAAGCCATCTTTTTATTCTCAGACCTTCTGGTCCTGTTCTAAATATTTCAGCTGATTCAGCATTTATCTCAGACCATCTACCTGTCTGAGTTGTTATCTCATTGAAATCAACAATATAATCAAACCTATCAGTTGATCTAAAATCATTATATTTATATGATAAATAATCAATAGCTGATTCAACAAGTAGATGTGAAGTATCCCCTGTAACATCTATTGCTGCAGTAAAAGCTCCTATTCTTATTTGATCAGACCAGGTTGATATGTCAAAGGAACTAACTGTAGTAAATTGGCCTTCCAATTGTGAATAACGCCACCCAACTGATATATTATATGCTTCTTTAGATATTTTTATTAAAATTGGCTGATCAATATATTCAATAGGTATTACAGGCCTTGGCACACCGCTTATTGTATAATCATATTTGGATCCATAACTAATATAGTCTCCGTGTGGCACAACAGCTTTATAAGGAAGTATATCAACACCCGAAACTGAGGAGGCGTCATTGCCAGAATATCTATCTATGCGAATATATTTAGTACGATCCGTGTTATCAAACATAACCAAACCAGTAGAAACATCTATTCCAGATATTTGTTCAGGAGTTGAAGGGACTTGTAAATCTATAAAGAAAGTGGAATTTAAATCTACTTCCATAAAATATGTAGGATTATCCCATGACTCTGTACCAGCATCTTGTGTTCTAGAAGACATTGACATAGATAAATAACCACCACTTATGCTAACATCCTCAGCTTTTGCAATATTATAAACATGCCAATCTTCATGATATGGATTTTTTGGTTCATTCCATCTTAATACATCATAAAAAGGATTACCAGAAGTCAATGTTTGCCAGACCATACCACTCGTAGACGAACTATACCAATTAACTGGAGATTCTTCTACAACTGCATATGCCGTAGCATGATAATTTATAGCTTTATGATTACAATATTGATAGTCAGGAGACGAAATTAACTTAGCTGGCATACCACGCAGAGGATCATCAATATTAGCTTGACTTTTCAAATCACTAGAAAACACACAAGCATGATCTATGGATAAATGATCGGCTATACCTAAAATAAGATTGGCTTTGAATCCTGTATCATTACAAATACTATATTTTTTTGCCGGTCCATATGTATATTCTGAACCATCTGATGGTAGCGCCCAATTTAAATTAGATATTTCTGTTAATGGTTCTCCTGATTCCGTCCTTACTTGAACCGACAATTTTTGTGGTATTAACTTAACTTGTTTAATCTTAGCCCTCAACCCGCTTACGTCTAATTGCAATTTTCTGAGAGTTGTCCCTACGGGAGCTAGCGCAATGTCATCACTCTGTAACCAGAAAGCCAAACCATATGTGTAATCTGTTGTTTCCGCTCTGCTTATTCTACTAGTAGAAAATAAATCACCATAAAGATCCACAATATTATAATTTTCTGTGCTAAAGACTTCTGGACCACTTATTCCTACCGCATCTACTGCATGTATTAATGTATGAGATCCACTTAATGTGGTCCATATTTCAATATCTCTAAAACGAGCATTATTCCATGCCCAACAATTAAGACGCATAGCTCTTGTATGAAAAGTATACCATTCTTGTTCTAATTTATTCCATATTTTGAATTCAGAGTCATATGCTCTATCTTGTGCTTCAGTGATAGAAAGAGCTGGATATCTATCTTCCGGATCATTTGTTACATAATTCCATTGCAAATAAAGACTCTGAGACACATCATTGGCTCCATCCAGAGCTACATAGTACGGCGAAGTTAATCTCATCCATGGTTTTTCAGATCCAACACTTAAAGCTTCAGTTGGATAAGCATAATATTGTCCCCATAATAACCTTGCCGTAGTTATTACTTCTGGCTCCATGTATCCTTCCCAACAAAAAGCTCGAAGATTATGTGAGTCTTCGAATCTCATACAAGTCTTATAAATATCTTTCATAAAACCTGGGAACCAAAAATCAATATAAAACTGTTCAGTATCATTCTGAAATTCTAGCATTAAATCCATATCTGGAGCAGATGTTAATTCACTATTACCCTCGGAGGACTTCACCTGTATTTTTGTAGAATCCAATTCCATGAGATCAACGTCTATAAAGTCACTGTCCGATTCTCCTATAAGAGCAACTTGACTCACGCCATATTCCCATCTAAGTTCCGCATCTATTCCAATTGCTAGCATCTTTTCTGATGAAAATCCATAAGCAGGGAGTCCCTCATATCCAAAAAATTTTACATTACTCACATTAAATGAGATAGTGGTACCAATAGTTAGATCAAATATTCTAGTTTCAATCCACGAGAATTTATATATTTGCTCTGGTAAAGCTCTGTATTCTGCTTCACTATGTATTGCAGGCTGGCACATATACAAACCAAAAACATCTCCAGGACGAACCTCCCAGGATATAGATTTCTCGTACAAACTACCTCTCTTATTATCTCCGGATAGTATTGAGGTGCTATATATTATTTCATACTGATAATCTCCTACTGGCCTTAATAATAATATTTTGCTTTTTGAACCAACTAACGCTCCAAGATACTGTAATGTAGTTATGGTCCCATAATAACTACATTTACCAAACATATCAACCATCAAAAATCCTTCTATACAACCTTCCTCAAATAACATTTCAGCAGGCAAATCTCTTAAATCATTACGTCCTATTTCTACCAATGGATCGCTAGGATCATAATCTATTGTAACTGTATCTGCATTAGGTAGCCTATATAGGATGGTTGCTGGCAATCTATAATAAGCTGGAAGGAACCCATCAACTGGATTAATACCTTGTTCAGTATACCAACGTTTATTACCGTTTTCGTCAAAAAAGCCTAATTCAATCGTTGCGTCTTTCTCAGTTGGCCTATAAATAGCTACTGAGCCATTCTGTCCAACTGTGCCAGAATAAATAGAAAAATTTTCATTTATTTCGTTATAGGTACATAGAGCAAATTTATATCCACCGAAACTTAAAGTATTTAATTTGATAGTTATACTCTGAGCTATAGAATGTGGATCAGTACATAAATTAAGATCTAAATCAATATACTGAGCTGGATAACCATCAATGCTTACTCCTATCCTAGATGTATCATCAGTTATAACTGGGTGATTCTTCCTTATATCACTATATGCTCTAGAATAAGTCCCTATTGCTGGGCATGGGTGTTTATAGCCTGAGCTATATGCACAAGGCGGATAAGTACATCTATAGTTAATATCAGAAGTGAATGCCATTCTTCTGATAAATACTTCCATATCCTTCACACCATCTACTATAGGTGATACTCTAAAATCATAGCAACGACCAACCCATTTAGCTTCTTCTAATAAATTAATTTTATATCTATGCCAAATACCATCTGGATATACCGTAAAATCTGCAACAGAGTCTTCTCTCCAGGCATATCCATCAGATACCATTTTCCATTGTAATTTAGCCGTTAGCTCTGTATAGTTCTCTCTACCTTCCCAAGAAGAATCATATCGTATAAGCATATCCAATTCAAAATCAGTAAAATAATCTGCTTCAAAATCAAAATCAAATGATTCTGATCTAGCTAACATACCAGACCCAGCTGTCATTGGACCCCATAAGAAATGTTTAGCATAGATAGCATCCCAATTAGTGTAAGTATCCCATCCCTGCAAGCCGTGTGTAAATATGACTTCATAACCAGTATTAGAATCATAGATACAGCGATCCCTATTGACTATATATTTACAGTCATTTAATATATTATATTCTCCTTGAACATTTACATCATAAGCAGTTGCTGCTGTAGATTCTAATGTTGCCATTAATATCTCCACCACGGATCCGGTTGAAGTAATGTTATTCCAGCATCCTTACTCACTGTCGGAGGCCATTTAGTAGCCTCTCCACCTGCTTCCCTGTCAGAAGACCATCCTAAAGATGTCTTCGTCCATTTCATTTCTGATTCGCTGCATTTTCCAGCCTTTCCAATACTACTCACATCTTCACAGTCTTCCTGTATTACTTGTCCTTCATCATATTTATCATGTGTCCATCTTTGACCACACTCTCTAGCCAAAATTTGACTCCAATCAGAAGCATCTGTATTTCTTGTAGGAAATTTTATTTGATCACTTTCTTCGTTTCTAAAGGTAAAACTTGCTATTTCTTCCCAAGCCCACTTCTTCCATTTAGCTGTAAAATATCCTTTTATCTGGGATAGATCAGACGCATTTAATGGCTCATAATCAAAAGACTGATTCCCTATATTTAATTCTTTTCCACTTATTTTCATTAATTCTTCCCAATCATGGTATGGTACTATTGCTGTTAATGAGACAGAATTTTCTACATCTTCTGGTAACAGTTGCTGAGCTTTTTCAAATAAAGCTTTCTGTATTACTTCTTTTTTTTGTAATTCTTTCCAGCTCTTTAATGTGGGGCTTATCCCAACCTCATCTATATATACATATTCTCTTCTATCAAATACAACATAATTACGAGTCATACTATTCAATATTCCTTGTACCGCTGACGCAGCCATAGCTCCTTGCAATGTAGCTCCTCCTATATATCTATCTGAACCTGCCCAACTAGTACCAGCATATGGTCTTGTTGCAGATAGATTCCCTACTCCAGCTCCTTGACGAATAGCATCTACCATAGGATTACTCTCTCGCATTTCTCGCCCAGGCATTGTTATAGATTCATTACCTTTATAAAAAGCTGTCTTTCTTTCCTCTGAAGTTTTTGTTTCCCACTCCTCTATGACTCTTAATAGGGCATCAAAGCCTCTAAGTTCATAATTATTAGCATGAATATTAAACTCATCATCAGGGTCTGGTAATTTAGACTCTCCCATAACTTTAGCTTCGTCTTTATATTGTTCATCAAATTTAAAATAACGTCCCTTTAGAATTATGTCACCAGTATAATATGGTAATGCGGGCCACCATATTAAATCTCTGGTTGGATTAGGATCCGAACTCATCCATTCTGGACCAGCCATCCGAGTTGTCCAAATTCCACCATATGTCCATCTTTCAGCTGGATGTAAATTGGTGTCCTCTGTTCCATCACCGTCTTCGCTTCCTTTATTCATATTGTTCCAAGCTTCTATCTTCAATCGAGATTGTTGTAATTCTGGAATTTCCAGGCATCTATCAGGATAAGCTTTAGCTTTAACTGTTTTATTAAAACTTTCGTCAGTTTGTCTAATTTTATCATTCATATAGCCAGTTACATATTTCTTATTTTCTGCATCTTCAGTTCTAACTGGTATACCCTCTAAACTGGAACCACGTTTACCATGATTTTTTTCCAATGTTGTGGGGTCTTGCTCTAAAGCTTCTCCACCAACCCATTCAGTCCACCAACCATAATTTCTATTCACTTGTTTATCATCTTCTTCCCATTTAGAAATAAACCATTCAGATTTAGCTTCATCAAAGAAGTTATATGTTTCTTCCTTTACACTACAACCATTTCCTCCAGAAATTATAAAACCAATTTCTCTGACTCTGACTATTTCTGCACATTTACCTGGTAATAAGGTTCCTATAGATAACTTATCCAGAAGTGCATCTAAATATACTTCATCTAGTGGATCAGTTGTTTTGTCCGGTTTATCAACCCCCCAAGGTGATTTTTTATTATAAAGAAAATTATTTATTTCAGTTTGAACAAACAATTCTATTATTATCTTTAAATCTTTGGTGATCACGAAATCCATATCAAATGTTAATCTTCCGGTATTGCCTTCTTTTTTAGAATCTACATTAGTATCCAGTGGCATCTGCCTTACAAAAACTTTACTTATTGTTTTCCCAGCCGTTACTGTCGGGTCAGCAGGAGTTCCAATTACACTTACTTGAACAGCCATTTTGTCTACAGCACTTGTAAAATATGTGCTCGTTAAATTCTCTGAGAAGAAACTTACGAAATCTAAGTCTAAGAATATTGCATCAGCTTCAAATTGTTTTAGATAAATTTCAGCTACAATAACATGGTTATGTGAACCATAATAACCAGCCTTACGGTCCAACCTTATTTTACTTATATCATATTCAGTATTCGAAAATACTTTTCCCAACAACCTATAATTTACATAGGGTATTCTGAATCCTGGGAACACTCCAGCTTCATTTTTATCATATGAGGTTAATAGATTAGGCAAAGAAGAATCTTGAGTTTTATCATCCAATAATTCAGGCTTTCCTGTTGAAAAAATATCACTAAAATTAACATTATTAAATTTATCTGTTTTATTTTCATCCCCTGCACCAATACGACATGGAATTAAAGTCCCATCAGTCTGTACCTGATGTGCTGGATATGTAGCTTCTGGTACTTTGAAACCTAATGGATTAGTTAAACTTGGATTATCAATTTTTTTAGCCCATATAAGAGGGGCGCGTAAAGAATTATCAAACATTCTCTCTGATTCAACAATTATAGCATAATAAGCATCTTGATAAGATTTTTCCGCTTCTTTCGGGTGTTGATCTTTGCTATCTGTTAATTCTGGACCACAAGAAATTTCTCTTCCGTCATCATTAACTTTTTGTTTCCTTAAATAAGGACCAGCATAAATATCTGAAATTGATGCTAATGATGAACCCTCTCTATTTACTGACTCAATAGATTTTCCTGATGAAGTGGTTGCCCCCATCCACCATTTTACTGTAGAAACTCCTCTTTCAACTATGTCTTTATTATCTATAGGCCACGCCCAGTGAGGATAAAAACTATATTCCCCAGAGTCTGGATAACTTCTATATTGTAATTTATACCCAACAAAAAATTTTCCATAATTATATGGGCCACAAAATCCAGGATATCGTAAGCCTACGCTAATCTCTTCCCCATCTTTAAATGGTAATCCTTTTATGTCTTCAGCTTTTATATTATTACCCTCAGCGGCTGCATCTTTTTCTGATTCCAAAGTATCATCACAATCAGGATAATCAGGATGATTTTCATCGCAAGGCTCATCACAAGGTGGCATTGAACCATCATCACATAAGTCTTCATAACAATCTGGATAATCTGGATTAGTTTCATCACAAGGTTGTTTTTCTCCTTCCTCCGTTCCAGAAGTAGTGACTTCTTCGAATTCAATCTCCTCTTCTTCTTCTATTAAATTTTCATAACAACTATTCCTATATGATGCTGTTTCACCCAAAACTCTAACAGAGGACATACCCGATTCTTCATCAGGAACAAGTGTAAATCTACCTAGATCTGATCTATAATATGGCTCTCCGTAATGACTGATATCATATTTTGTAATTATTCTGACATCTGGAGGTCTCATATAAGCTGATGGGTCCTCAATAAAATCTGGAGCAATCTCTCCCCATATAGAATTATTAAATATATAATTATAAAATGGATTATATGCCTCTGAAGAGAGAGGTTCTATGGCCCTACTACATTCATAGGGTGGAGCCAAGAGAGTAACCATTTCCTTAGCTTGTCCTTCTGGCCTCCATCCTGTCCACCAACTAGGAGTTGTAGCAGGAGCACTAGTTGCTGTAGACGTACTGATTTCTACGGCAGGATCTGGTGGCTCCTCTGGCTCCACATCTGGATCATCAGTTACATCTGTCAATCCAGTATATTCTGAGAGAGTTGTTGAAGACGTGGTATCACTATCCTGTTCGTCTGGGGGTAACCAAGATATTATTGAGCCTATTGTGCATAATTCAAGAACAAATAATTCTCTACCTGTATTCCCAAATAATGGTGGTGAGTCATAGGGACTCCATGGGTAATTATAACCAAACGGTTTTTGTTCATAGCGATAATATCTCTGTGAAGTCGTTTGTAATTTTCTATAGACACTCTTTTGTTCATCAGCCCTTTTATCCATTTCAGCTTCAGATGTTATACTACTTGGAACATAATTATCCAAGATCATAAAACTACCAGATTCATCAATATTTCTGACGGCTACATCTTTTCTAGTACAGCCCGTAGTCATATCAGTATTAATTTTAGCTACATATGTTTCTGATACCTCTGTGTCTCCTAGTGGCTCTTGACAGTCTATCTTGTCCCAATCATCTAAATATTTATAATAAAGAGCTTTTTGATCTTTTAAAATTGATTTTAATCTAGCTATCTTTTCAATAGTAAGTATAGACTCTGTAGGGTACCTTTCTTGTGCAGCCTCTAATGCAGTGATCTCGTCCGTTGTTGCCTTAACTTTTTGTTCTGTTCGCAATGTTAGATCCATCGCTGCATTAAATTGTTTCATACATTCTTCATATGCTACGTCCTCTGACTCTGTGGTTTTACTAAATCTTAATTCTGGTTCAATTATAACTTGCCATCCGTAGGATCTACCACGGGTTACTTCAATCATTAAGTCATCATATCCTTTACCAGAGTCTTTCCAATAATTATAAAGATTAATAACTACAGTTGTCCAAGTACCATAGTCTACCTCATCAGGATTATAAGGAGGTTTAGGTATTTCCTGACATTTTAACCAAGCTAATCTGGCTTCAGCATTATATATTTGGGTTCTTATAGCTTGTAATTCAGTCCAAATTAATGGTGGTTCTTTAGCATTTAATTTATTTCTTAGACTACTTAGAGTTTGTTCTAAACCTGGTATTTCTTTTAATTCTGCGTCAGTCTTTGTACAATCTCCACAAATTGGATAAGAAGGATTGTTTTTCTTACAAATATCATCATCCTGTTCACAGCATTTTTTCTTATCATCATCATCAATGTTTATAGTCCAAAATTCTAATTTATCTGGATCTAATGGAAATGTAAAAGCCCAGCCTCGTCTGAGTCCGTAATCATGTAATCTATTTAATTCATCTACATATTGACCATAAGAAGCTTTACCATAATGCCCATAAAATGCAGGATATTTTTTTCTCACACTCCATGCCCTATGATTATTTTTTACATACTCTTCCCACTTATCATGGCCTATTTCTCCAGCTGCTGGTTCATAATCCTCAGCCCATTGAATAGTTCCAGATTCTAATTCATAATCTTCAGGGACCAATTTATCTAACAATACCATCCATTGTGCATTTCTAGTATAATTAGATCTTGCTACATATGGCCGTAGATAAACCATTTTATTATCTACATCAAAATATTCTCTATATTCTAATTGAAAGACAGGTCCTCTCGTCAATGATTTACCCAAATATTGTGTTGGCTTGTCTTTAGGATTGTACTCCCAGTATCTATACCAATCAGATGCTCCTCTGTTAAGGGGGTTTCCAGTGTCTAATTGACAATATTTTGGGGCTAGCATTCTTCCCTTTCCCAGGGGAGGTGTAGTGCTATCTTTTTCTGGTCTATATTTATTCCTCCACATTAACATGAAATCCCAAATATAGTCTTTATTTTGTGGTACAAAAACAGTATATGGTTCTGACCTAGTATATGGATAATAGGAAGACCCTCTTTTTTCTCCTGCTGCAAAAGGTTTGCCTGCGTCTGTCGGAAATCCATCAATTGGATTTTTACCAGACAGTTTAAGACCTTCCCTTTCAGTAAAAGATAAACTATCATACTTATCGGCTCGTTCTTTATATGTTACTGCTTGCTGGAACTCGGTTCCCAAATCATGATCACCAATAGCATAAGAAGTAAACCTTTTAGCAGGACCGCCACAAGTCTTATTCGCACCCCTTCTTGGATGATCAGCTTTCTGTACATTCTTCATTTCGTCACGCCATATATATTTTATTTCATAATCGCGTGACGCGTAACGAGCATAAGGCCATAATGTTGCCATATCATGAGAGCCAATTGGAACTGTAGTATACCCATCAATACCTTCTTCATCAATACTTTCATGATAGAAGATTGTCCTTTGAATTCCTGCCTTTGGATGATTGAAAGCTATGGCTGTTGAAGCTTCATCAGTTTCCCATTCTGTCATATTTCTATCATTATGATCATATATTTCAGCTATATAAGCAAATTCTATATATAATTCAACATTATCTGGGTGTGGTAATATTGTGGGCTCACTATCAGGAATTTCTGGATACCATATATTATTATAATTATGCCATTCTTTTACATCTGTTTCCTCAGTTACCGGGGTTGCAAAATATATCCATGGATGCCTACCGATATTAGGTCTTTCAATAATTTCTATATCCTCTGATATCTCAACTCTTGCAACAGTAGTACCATGTGCTGATTTGGTGCCTATTAATGTTGCATCCTTTCCATCTGTATACCCAGGAAAAGATCTTTCTACCTGACAATAATGCATCGGGACAAACTTTATTACTTTCTCTATCTCTGTTTCTTCGCCTTGCTGATTTTTCCATTTATAAATAGCTTTTGCACTCAGACTAAAAATCATAGCTTCTGTATGATTATTAAATATATCTGGATTCATAACAAGTATTATCATAGAAGAGCATGTAGAAAGAGCATACCATTTTCCTATATCATCAGTTAATGGTACCCCTAAATTATTTCCGGAAGAAATGTCGGATTCTCTAGTAGAATAAACAACTACGCGTTTGGCCGCTTTGCTAGTAAAAGTATATTGTGCAAAAACATCAAAAGAATAATTCATCGGCTGGGAAACATTAAGATATTTCCAAGTAGTTACACCAGAGTCTTGTGGTATCTCAAGAGTAATTGATTCTGCTGGTCCCCCTCCTGTGTGACCATCTATTCTTTTATATGCATCTATATTTCTCCATGTATTTTCATTAGAATTCATAAAAGGGACATATAATCTTGTCACCGTATCATAATCAGGCTTTTCTACATTCCCATCCTCATCAGACATTAATTCCTGGTTATCAGGATCCCCTGGCGGAAAATCCAAATCTAAATAATCTTGTGATTCATCATCTTCTGCTGCTTCTTCATCATCAGTATCTTCTTGGTCTGCCTCTTCTGCCTCAAGCTCCGCTTGTCTATTTAATAAGTTTTCCTTTTCTTCTCTTTTACTTTTAATATCAGCCTCAATATCTGAAGTATCAGCATCTGGTCCTTGAGTGTTTTTTCTGTTATAATAACTGGTCTCAAGATCCTCTATATCTTTATCTATTGATTCTATTCTTTTGTCTATAGTTGATAGTTCACTTTCAGTCTGTTCTTCTGTGGTAGCAGCAGCTTCCTGTCTTAGAGCTAAAGCATTTCGTGCATCTTGTAATTCATTTTTCTTTTGTGTTAAAATAGCAGTTAACCTAGCTACAGCATTTCTTCTTTCTTCAGCTTTATTAATTAATGCAGAGGCACCAGTTAAAGTAGCGATTTCTGAAACCAAAGCCTTTATCTCGTTCTCTAAACCTGCTATCTCCTTTTCTAAAGCAGCTATTTTAGTGGTAAGGTCCCTTATTGAGATAGTTTTATCATTATAATCAGATATTGCTATAGTTTCACTTCTGATTTCTGTCTCAGGATCAGATTTTTCTCCACCTATATTATATAATGATTGCATATTAAAGAATAAAGAAGGTCTCCCATTCCAAACTGTTTTCCAAGAAGTCATTAATTCAGCTTCTGATTGATAAGCATAACTTCTACGAAATACTGGTGTAACTTTTATAAATGCTGAATCTATTACTCCCTCTGCCGTATAACCAAACACCATAATAAAATTCTCAGCTGATCTACAATTTAATTTTACATTTTCAAAAATAAACATACCTTTAGAGTTCATATATGTACGTAATAAAGGAGCACCAGATAATATAGGTGACTTATCTGGTAATTGAGACATTATCAATGCTTGCCATAAATCCTTTAATAGATATTGAGTTTTCGGTTCTAATTTATTTAAATTCAGCAATTCAGCTTCCAGATCAAATCGTTTTTCAGCCCAAGCTCCTGACAAGAAAGACGTATTTATACAATATAAACCATTCTTAAATGAGCCTATTGACCCCTGTACAATCACATTAGTATTGAGCCCATTCATATCCCATATAATTTTCTTATATGATTTTGAACTGGCTTCTCTAAGTTGATCAATATAATCCTCACTATGCTCATAAGACAATAAAACAGAATTCAAATCAGTATTGGGCCATATAATCCTTATACTACCCATTGATCTTACTTCCAATTGTTTAATGAACGTAGGAAAGTCCGGTACTCTATCAGCTTTGCTAACTTCTCCTTCAGGAGATCTATTATGTGCGGTAACGGTTCCTCCAGGCAACAAAACAGGGGGAGGTTGGCTGTCTGATATTGAGCCTGTTATAAGATTTATATTTGTTTTTTGCCCATAGAGTCTATAATCTTTACGTAAACTGACTTTCTCCATATTACCATATTTATCTCTCATTTCATCAATTAAAACAGTAATAGGATTAAAAGGCATTGTAGTCCAAATATAAGGCACTCTCCAAGTAGATTCCCATTCCTCTTGAGTCCAAGGTAAACCTCCCTTGGCCAACCACATCAATTCTAATATAGCTCCGCCTGTAACATAATCTCCAGCATACATACGTCCCATACGACATAATTTTTTTGATTCGCTCTCTGGGCCTAATACAGAACTTTCATAGTAAGGACATGCTCTGCCATCCGCTAAAGAAAAAGCTCCTCCACCATTACATATGGCACCCCATTCGTACTTAACTTTACAATCTGGATGTGCACAGTTTTTTGGACTAAACCATAGAGGATTATCAAAATGCCACATACCTTGAAATTCAGCACAATTTTCTTTATCCTCATCCCTTATTGATTTAGTTAGATCTCCTGTTACCTTTGAGTCTAAAGCATATATTATTCTCGTGTTATTACCAGTTTCTGGAAGAGTCCAATCATAATTCCTACCTAATAAAACTCTTTTTATTGCTTCTTCCCCAGCCTCATCACCAATACCATCAAATGGATAATCTCCCTCTCTATATATATATTCTGCAGCACTACTTACTCCTAAAGAAGCGGACATTTGCGGTGCTTGTAATCCAGCATCAGTTAATGCTTTAGCTTTCGCAACAGCTAAATCAATAGCTCTAAAGTATTCTTTCTTATAGACCAGAACAGATTCAGCAGCCCACCAGCAGCACGATGCTACAATGGCTCTCGCGTTTAATACCATATAAATAAAACCTAATTGATTTGGGTTTTCAGGATATTTTTCATCTACGGCAGGAACCACAGATGGAATAGTTCCGAGATAGTCTGCACTAGGCCCTTTCTTCCATTGATCATAAGCAGTTAGTATATCTCTTTCAGCCCAATAACCAGGAGCCTCAGATGTCTTTAAAGCCCCACTATAGTGTGTAACTGTCATACCACCCCTAGGAGTGTAACAATTACATTTAGGATATTGTATATTTCTTTCTGAGAATCCAGATTCCGAATAAGCTGATTTACCATTATGTATATCACAATGCTTACATTCAAAACACATTATAGAGAATTCAGGATAAATATATTTTTCTTCATAAGAATCATATACTCTGAAAGATTCTTTATTTAATTTTAATGCACCAGATACTCTGTATTCCCCCTCCCCCTCTGGTTGCATTGATCCAGATAAAGAATCTAATTGAATTTCTAAGTTTTTTATTAAAGTATCATACTCCACTATTTGGGTATTAATATCATTTATTTCAGAATCCCTCTTAACCTCCAAAGCCCTTACCACACTCATCATATTTTGTTTGGAAGCCTCATTAATTTTAGGATTGTAAGTATCTTCAATTGCCTGGATATCACTTGATTTGTGCTGCTCTGCATAATCCCTAGCGGCTTTAAGAGTCTCTAATCTATATTCTAGATTCTCTCTAGGTTGATTTTTCATATCACTGGAAATTAAATCGGTTCTCTTAGAACGTATTCTTATATTACATAGATAATAATCATTATTATCCCAATGATATCTTTGTATAAAAGTACATGTATGTGGTTTTATATTCTTATCCGAGTCTATGAAAGTTCCTGCCTCCTTCATAGCGTCTAATACACCGGGAGGCAAAGTATCATACTCGTAGACGGATTGTTTTTGTTCTGAGGCTCGTTTTATACGATATTTTAGGTCGGGCATGGGAGTACCTCCTTAGGCTGGTACTTCATATGGCCCATGCATTTCTCCTGTGCGGGTGTCCACAGTAATTTGAACTCTTCGGCCATCCTCCCAATATCCAATAGACATGTTGTCAAGTGTGCGGATTTTAGGGATTTGCATATTAGGATCTGGCCTTCCTCTGCTGAAAACGACATGAAAAGATTCGCCCTTTGATGCATAATAATGTTCTTTTCCTTTTATAACCCATGAACGGTCATCTAAAACAAGAGCTACAGCCTCTATCTCGTTACGTCTAGGTAATTGACTAAATGGACCATCAAATTCCCATTCTGGCATAACTGTTCCATCTTTATATCTGACCACCCACCCAAATCTAACTGGTGTGCCGTCTTCTCGTTGTGCTATCCATTGAGTTTTTGCCATTACTCGATCCTGTATCCTCCCTGATATAATCTGGTCTTACATTCATTTATAAGATCATCTAATTCTTTTTGTAATTTATCAACCAGATCTTTAAAAGGATCACTTCTTAATTCAGATTGCCTAAAGGTAGTATCATTATCTTGGATCTCCAGGCCACCATAAAAATATTTGGCTTTAGATGCCCTCAATGATGGTACAAGATCTAAAGCAGCCTTTACAATATTCATATCCTCTGTGATACAAGTAACATCTGGTACCAATGGTGTCAAATCAACAGCTAAAAAAGCTGTCCAAATCTCAAAATCAGATAGGTAGAAGGACTCAACCCAAAAATCTGATGCATAAGCTGTTAAATCTACAGGATTTTCGAATAGCATATAATGATAGTTCAACACTTGGGGATTCGTTGTACCTGAATATGTTGTACCAGAGTAAGTTAGGTGATAAGGCCAGAATCTAGCATCTGCATCATAGAAAGTTGTGCCATCTGACATTACATAATCTGTTACTTCTTGTGACCCAACTGCTAGTACGTATCTCTTTAATTCTAACCGATCACCTATCTTATCTCGGATAGCATTTATAATAACTTCATCCCCGCTGAATGTATCATATTCCGCAGGATAAGTTCTTGTTAGCATAGTTCTTTACTCTGTATAGTCGTAATAACAGCGATAAACAACTGTTTTTTGTCCACTCTCGTCTGCTCCCAACTGAATAGCATTAAAGATATAGTCTGAAACAACACCATCAAAGTCATCAATACCAATTGTTTGTGAATCATCAGCTGTTGAAACTTCTGTGAGATTAGCAACTATAGTATGTAAATATTCTGGCTTAGGTGGAACTAAATCAGTTACTTGAACATCATTTCTCCATTCTATATCATAATCAGTTGTTGTAGCATATTGTCCTCTTCCAACAGTACCAAATCTAAATGAAGTGTTTACTCCATCATGATATCCCATGCCACCATTACTCAATAAGCTGAATTTTATATTAGTTAATTCTACAGCCCCTCCGATCACATCGAAACGAACTGTAAATACTCTTGATGATGTAGTGACAGTAATATTACCTAAATTAATAGAAGAAATATCATAACTATATGGGATAGGACCTGGGACTCTTACTCTAAGTGTGTCACCAGCAGCTACATTATAATCCTGATTAGCTGATAGATAGATGCCTTTTCGTCCAACTTTGAAATAATTACCAAATGTTGCAGTGTTACCACTATTAGGAACAATAGTCCAGCTAGTGTCTCCTTTTATAGAACTCCATATGACTGATCTCATTGCAGAGCCCCATTGATAATTATAACCAGATGGAGCTACTATACCACTCGCTAATATCTGCCATGCATCTCCTGGATAGGAGAAAGGAGCATTGCTAAATTTAACCCATACTCCCTTGTTACCAAGAGGATAAGGATAGTTTGGATATAATAATTGTTGTGTTCCAGAGCTAGCTGTGTCACCACCGGTTCCATACCAATCCATAACTGGAACCGCATCCAAGACACCATTCATATAAGAAGCGGATCCACTCACAGTTACAGTAAGATGATAAGTGGTACTTTCAGTATAATTATAAACACCGCCCAAAGTAACGGTACCTGGATAAGTTCCGCTCGCATGTGTAACAATAGTTGCACTGCCTTGTCCAGTTCCAGCATCATTATTCACAGCTACTATTGTGTATTCATCCCACGAGCTAGCAAAACATGTACCACTTGTGGACATAGAGCCACTCCAAGTATTTACTGTTTTACCATCTGTTGCTAGTCCACCACCATATAGTCTGAAATTATCAGACCCGTACTCAGTTACTCCGGTAGAGAATCCTAATTTCGTATGAGCACTATTAGTTGTGGTATCTATTGTTACTGCACTATTATAACCACATATACCACCACGTAGCTCAAACGCATTATAGTTCCAAAAACAATAAGCACTAGTCCAAACAGCATGATTTACTGGTGGATTTCTATGCATCTGATCTGTGATATCTCTAGCAATAACTCTTGGATCCAGATTGGTACCACTAGCTAATGTGAATACTTTAGAGGACTCACTAACCCCATTATGCATACGAATATTTAGTTTATTCGAATCAGAAGCTAATGTTATAGGTATCTCTGAAGGGAGGCTACCACGAAGAGCTGGAGGGGTTCCGCGCCCATACATACTGGAATTTACGTGACCTGAATTTTGGTCCGAACTCAGTCCAATTCCGCTTGAGTTCGTATACATTTCTACCCATCTCGGCGTTGCCATTATATAAACCCTCCAAATTATATAGTGATACCTGCTAAACTACAAAGCAGGCTAGTTAATTTTGAGGCTTGTCTTCTGTCGTAAACGTCCATGAATAGATGAGTTCATTACCATCCAAATCACTACATTCAACTTCGACAGTGACATCCTCGCTATATTGTAAATATTGGCTTTGTGCCAAAATACCCACACCTAAATCTTCATATGGTTTAGGTGGGATCTTTAAAAATATTCTAAAATCCTGTTGATATCCAGGAGAAGTCCAAATCATATAAGAACGAGCAAACTGCGAAGGAACAAACTCATATGTTTTAGCTGCTACAAATACTGGCAAATGTTTGTTAAAATCAAAAGGATCATATTTATTAGCAGCATGATGCCAGTAAATCTCCCACCCATAAACTAGCTTATAAGTTTGTTCATTATAAACATCACAAAGAGGATCATCATTATAAGCTCTAACTGTAAAGGCTATAGTCCTGTGTCCTGTCCAATTATAATCATTCTCCGGATTATAATGCATACGATGCACCAAAACTCCAGAAGGAGTTAGCCCACCCATGCCTGAATAGGTTGTAAACCATATACCAGAACACGTAACAGTTTGCACCCCATCTGAAGCAGTTAATGTACATTCTTCTTCTACTAAATCAGTTGTAGGATAGTTTAGGTCCCACATATCAACAAAGAAATAGCGCCCTTGGGCAGTTAGAATATCTATTCTCTCAGACTCCCTCTGGTTTAACCAAAAATTTCCAAATCTTATGTTATCATTCGAAATCATATCAAAATAATAATCATAAGAGAACTCATTTGGTATTAATTCATCAAATTGTGATAAATATCCTATACTATCGTTTCCTTCTATATGTACATTAACTCTTTTGCCAAAGTATTGAATTTCTGTATGATCAGGAACATTATAAGTAAATCTTCGCCCCCAAGCACCACTCCCACTATATGCTGTTCCTGGTGGGTATAATAATTGATTTATTCCGCTCGAACGTGTAGTATCAGCATTCAGTCCTAACCATTCGCCGTCTTCTTGTCCCCTTGTCTGCCATTCCAAAGAACCGCGATCCCAATAGAATTCAGTTAAATCCGCTCCTCCTGAATATACTGTGATATTATCTATTGTTATTATTAGACTATTCCAATAGACACCAGAGAAATCATCTAATACATCAAAAGTTATACCTGATGCAGGACATATTCCTGAAGAAGTATGATATGGTTCTACTGGTAAAGCAACAGGAGCTTCTGTATCAATATCTATATCAAAATCAATATTTAGATCATAATTATCAACTATTTTGTATGATATTATTTGATCATATTTACTATTTAATATAAAATCACCTATCCATCTAGTTCCTGATTCAACTATAATTTGATCTAAATATCCGTTTATAGATTCACCTATTTGTAGTAGTGTGTTAGAAGATGACGAAGTAGATAGACCGCCATTATAATCATAAAAAGATTTTCTTCCGTCTAGGAACGAATATAAGAAATTATCCTTCTTTACAACCGCGACGTGTTGCCATTCGTCAGTAGAAAAAGAATGTGGACCGCTACTGCCAATTAGAGTAGGATTGTTACCAGTAATATCATACTCATAATATTTGAAGTAACTAGAGTTTATATCAATTCTTACTGCATCAGTTTCGTCTTCTCGTTTAAATCTAATTATTTCACCATTTAAGGCAGCACTAGGATAAACCCACATATGAAATGTCCAATTATCATCATCCACATTAATATTTATTGCATCTGGTGTATACAGATTGCTAGATGCTGGTTTATCAAAAGCAGCCTGCCCTTCCCACCTTTCATCATAAGAAATCACAATATTATTAGAAGAAGAATATATCCTGTAATTATTAGCTGAATAATCTAATTGTGTATAAATACCAGATGCTTCTATCTCACCAAAAGCGCTTGTTGCTATCTGTCCATCAGGTAATCCTTCTGCATTTAACCATAAAGTAATATTATCAGTTAATGTATAATCTATTTTTATACTTGGTTCATCCTCAATTTGAATTCTTAAATAAACTTGATCACCGCCTAATAAAGGTTTATCTTCCTGTGGACTGTAATATAAATAATATTTACTAGCGGAAATTTCCTCAAATCTAGTATCCATAGAACTCTCGGGCGAGCTTAAAGCATTTTTACCCTCTAATAATAATTCCCAACCCTCATCAGATATACCGACATCTATTGAACTATATGAAGATTCAAATTTAACAAATAAAAATTGAGCGGTAATTTCTGCAGAAATATATTCATAAGTTTCATCCTCAGTAACACCAATGAATTGTATTGCTCGTGTGGCAGAATATGGTGCTGAATAGGTTAAGTTGGTTCCTGTTGCTTTAACATATAATCTATAGTACCTATAATAAGTAGTGTTTGTGAACCAAAAATAATCTCCTTCTGGGTAAGGATACCATGCTCCTTCATAATATTCAGCTGCTCGTCGTAAGAAATCCCTAGTATCTAGAATATACCAATCTGATGCATTGTTAGACCCCTGTAATTGCCAAGCTACAGGATCCCATCCAGCCCAACTACTTCCTTCTCCATAAGTTCCTCTGAGTCTATATCCTATTATTCTCTTTTTATTACTGCTTCCATAGTCTAGACGTACCCAATCTGGACTAGAATTACCACCATCATCAGCTATCCAAGACTTATAGTAGGCACCATCATTGTCCCATGCTCTGAATGCATACCCTTGATTACCAGTATACTCTGAACTGGCTGCAGCTGCATAGGGTGACGGAGCAGAATTACTAGTCAAAACAGGAGTTTGATTAGCTATTTTATAGGGAATAAATACATTTCTATCGGATATAACTATCGGACCAGCTAATAAATCTGATTCCAAATCAAAAGATACTTCTCCCCCACCAATATATTCTATTTCTTGTATACATACATTTGTATTATTAGAAGCAGTTACATATAATCTATATGATTTGTAGGGTTTAGGTGTTTGCACTAGCATATAGCCCCTAGTTGGATACCATGAGTCCTGGCCTGGGTCATAAACATTTGTTCTAGTGTCTATTGTTTCCCATTCTTCCTCTGTTTCATTATAGCCTTGTAAAGAAAAATTCTTAGGAAAATTTCTCCAATCCCAGTGTGGGTCATCTCTAGCCAGTAATCTATAAAATAAAATAGCCACGGGAGTGGGAAAATTGAACCTTATCCACTGAGGAAATGAAGCACCACTAACTCCATGCCACCCATTGTTTCCTGGTGTAAATGCTCTCCAAGGTGACCAGCTTGTACTGTATTCACTGCTAGCTGAACAAGAATATGGAGCTGGAGTAGAATTAGAAGTCATATTAGGAGTCATCTTATCATAATTATTAATTGGATAAACTTCATTCCACGTTTCATCATCTTGGGACCAATGGAATCTTAATAGAGTATCATCTTTAGAAATTCTTAGTAATACTGTCTCCCACCATTCCAATTCTGTTGCTTGTGTGGGTGGAAAAGCTATTGTTTCATGTGATTCAACACAAATACCACTAGATGTTAATAATAGCTGATAGAATATATCCGGATTATTTCTTGTGGTGACCATCAGTCCAGCACTTTGTTGTCTCTGATCCCCCGTTCTAGTGGCATATACCTCTGTCTTTATTTCCCAACCCTCTAGTGCAGGATTATTTGGGATCGTCCAAAAAGCAAAGGGAGCAGTCTGTTCTTCTGTATTCCATACACCACTGGAAGTGCTAATCTCTAACAATTGAGAACCATATACTTCACATGATGGATCAAAATGTATTCCTGCAGTTTGAATATGTGCTAGACTCGAATCTATTCCTGATGTAGTAAAAGAACCATACACACCAGAAGCTACTATATCAGCATAATCTAAGGTAACCTTGCTACTAAAGTCTTCATTAGCTCTAAATATATTTGCATTTTCAAAATTTACTATTTTCCATCCGTGGGAATATCGTTCATTATTCCATACTAAACTCTCATCAGGAACCGCTGTTAATTCTATTAATAATTCGTGTATTCCAGGGTCTTCTGGTAATACAGTAAAGTATACTCCGAGATAATCTGTATTAGATATAGTTCTAATATCCGTAAAATCCATTGTATAAAATGAGAAATTATCCTCAGCTACATAACTATTATATCCCTGTCTAGTGTGTTTAATCCATACTCTTGTACGATAACCGACAATATCTGAACCATATTCTTGCAGACATATTGAATGTTCTTCATTCGGACTCCATAAGAATTCTGGATGTATCATTCTAGCATTATTTTCTGGTACCGATTGACTAACTTGTGGGCCTACTATATCTAAAGTTCTGAAAGTAATCTCACTGTCAGGTTCTGGATCTATAGATGTTATATATTCCTCAAATGTTATAAAATCAAAATATTCATACATAAGGACATCAGTGGAAGGCCAATTAAATTCCATAAGATTAACACTTATATTCCCCCTCACATCACAGAAACAAGCAGCATGCTCTGGGCAAGAATAACAACCCAAATTATTAGCTATCCATCCGCTGGAACATCTAGTTATTTTTTCTACAGTTTCCTCTAATTCCCATGTATGTAATCTGACAGTTTTTTCTATTCTAAAACTAATAGCATCAAATTCTGCGTGACCTTCCAAAGAATCTATTCCTTGTCTAATGCCAACTTTAAAGGCATGAGCATCATCTCCAGGTAATGTATATCCTATATAATATGGGAGTATCCAATCCCACTGGGAATATGAACCAGATAAAGTGATATAATAGTCTGAAACATTCTCACTGGATTGAATATAATCAGTAGAATAAAACCAAGCAGCTTGCGATAATTTGCTCAATAATTTAAGAATTTCTTCTGCGCTTAACCATCTATTCCAATGAGAAACCTCATCTAATATTACTAACCCGCTTGGGGCATTCATAGCAGGATCAAAATAATTAATACCTAATGAAGTTATAGATTGTATAGGAACTGAGCCTGTCCCTATTGATATACCTCTTTCTTTAGTGCCATTAACCCACCAACATATCTCATTATTTTCAGGATCCAATCCAAACTGCATCAGATACCAAGTATCAGGATCCCAATAAAAAGTTGCTGTACCATAGGCCGGTTCACCATAATCAGTGTACCCCCAAAATCTACTGTCTGTTCTTTCAGTTATCTCATCTGAATTATCCAATTCATTGTAAGCTATCACTAATCTACCAGACTCTGTTGTCTCACCCAGATCGACTGGTTTCTGTCCTTTTCCAAATTTTAAATAATCGAATTGAACTGAAGGGGATGCACCACTAGAATTACGGCTCTGTAATCCTATCAACATATCGTTTCCCCATGATGAACAATCAAATTCGTGGGTTAATTTTTCCACAGATGAACCATAATTATCTTTAAAATAAAATTTTATAGTGTCCCCTCTTTTTACCATTTGGAATAAATAAGTACCGATCTCACCTGTGAATTGATCTGGCATAGTAAGATCAATGATATCATCATACGAAAGATCTGCCGTTTTAGTCTTAACATATCCAACTGAACTGGATGGATCTAAATTATATAATTCTATTTCTGCTATTTGTACAGTATATGATGGACTACCAATAGTATTAACTTCAGTAACTTTTAATCTGTAATGTCTATATGCAATGGAATGATTTGTAAAAGAAAAAGTTTCTGTCCATTCTCCCACACCTGGATCAGAATAACCGCCTACAGAATCAAGTATTTCCCAGTCATCATCGTCATTTATATCAGGTGAGGCCATAGTGCTACCATAAAAGGACCATGATCTAGGTGTTTTTCGATCATCTGAATAAGGCGCTTGCCATTTATAAGCATTAATTATTTCCTCATAATCTGTATAGTCTATAGCTATGGATTGTGGAAGAGAAGAAGTACAATCCCATCCTGAAGCAGTATACTGTCTTACTTGTATAGTTTGAACCCAATAATCATAACCTGATGAGTATGAAAAACCACTTACATTTTGTAAATTCCATGAATCATAAGAACTTCTATAATAAGCACCCACATTACTGTCAGAAGAAGAATTTCTTACAGGAAATTGACTCATCGAAGACAAATCTAAAATTACCAGATAATCAGAAGCCTCATCAAAAGTAAAAGTTATCCAATCACTCCATTTGGTAGCATTTTTTGCTATATAACAACCATGTTGTCCTCCATCAAAAGTAACTTCAGTGGGTGTTTGAGTGCCATTTGCTGTGCTACCACTTCGTTTTACTATAGAAACATAATCAAAATCAACTGCAGTAGTAAAATTTGAGCCTGATCTTAGTTCTATTCTGATTGCATTTCCTGAATAATTTGTTCTAACATTAAATATAACAACTCTATAAGAATAATTAGGCTGATAACTACCTATATAACCAGTTAAATTAGTGTAAGAGAATGACGTATATTGATCATAATCCACTACATCATCAAATACTTGAAATGCAATTACATCATTATTAGAAGAACTTATAGCCCAGCCAGAGGGTGTGGTATTACTAGTCATTGTAGGAGATTTGTCACTATAATCATAACTACCACCACCTACACCTTGCAATAAAACGGTACAATGATCTCCTAAAGTATATTTATTTGTAAAGATTAGTCCGACAGCTTGATTATTATTTAAATGTGTAGAAAGAAATTTAACTTCTATATCCCATTCTTTAGTTTTTTCTATTTCAAAATATAAAGTGGAAGCCGTATAATTAGCAGTTACCCAATTAGTATTAGATGCTCCTTGAGCCAAAAGATATGTTCCGTTATGTCCAGCAGAACAAGTAACAAAATCATTACCAACAGCACCTTCAGTCCACCCTCTATATTGATAAGCATCTGTATAATCCCACACCTGATCAAAATCGTCTCCATTATATGACTCAGATTTGAATAATATGAAATTGTTACCCTCTATTCCAGATGTTAATAATTCGGTGGGCTTCATCCAAAAGGATATCATATATTGGTTACCAGATTGAGTTGGTATGGGAGCATTTATGTAACTATATGGCCCTGAACCTACTTGTTTGCCATACCCAGACTTAGCTAAGACATTAGTCACATCACCATAGACGGTGGCATCCAGATTATTAGAAGAAGAGTCATATTGAATACTGCCTAAATCATCTAATTTATGCCACGCAATTAGACCTCTGCCTATTTCAGATGGTGTGATACCTGCCGCTTCAGAGTCAGAAGATCCTCTAATTTTTATTGGAATACTACTAGGGGTTTGAGATCCTTGATATTGGGAAAAATCGGCACTAGGGCATGGAACTATAAATTCCCATGTATAATTTACAACATGGCTTCCTGAGCATGTAGCACAGCCCCCTGATACGGTTGTTTCACCATCAGGCATAAGTGTGCCACTAGCATTGACAACTCCGCTGTACGTATAATAACATGACATTTAGACTTCATTTACCACTACTGAAACGTTACTTACTCCTGCTACTGCACCAGTAGTAAAAGTTGTTTGTGCCCTTCCGTTTTCATCAGTATATTCATATGTTGGATATACACCACCATCACCGGTAGATACCCAGAATTGTACTAATTTACCAGATAGTGTGGTGCCCCAGCAATTAGCCACCACTGCTATAATATCTGCCGTTGCTCCAATTCCGGCTGGCATCACTGTATCAGAAGAATTAACATTCAAGAATGCTGCTAACGATTCATCTATATTAAATACCTCTAAACGACTTACTCCACTCGTTACGGTATTACCAGATACATAAGAATTAGTTAATAAATGCAATGAATCTGAATCTAATTGATTTAAAAACATTTTATATTGAATACTTGAATATTCTGGTATATCAAGCATTGCCCAGTGTGTAGAAGCATAAGAAATATTGCTTCCGCTGACACTAATGGATCTTAAATAAACTGTATCAATATTATTGTCATACCAAGTATACAATATATATCCGTCGAGACCAGAAGCAGTTTGATATTGCATATTGTAACACTCTAAGCCACTGCCATAATGGAATACGCCTGTATTAGAATAACATGAAGAAGAAATAGAAGACCAATCCTGTGTACCACCGTCTGTAAGGGAATGAGGAATTCTATATAAAGTTCCGCTAACCTTTACATATGTGTCATCATCACTAGTAGTTATAGCCACATATGCATTACCAGAAGATGTAGTCCAAGTAGCAAATTCTGAAGGATTAAAATTATCTACCATTAACTCTGGGGCAGCCCCATCGGAAGCACACCTATAAATCTTATAATGATCAGCTTGTTGTTGTATATAGACAAACTTCTGTTCATCATTAATCCAAGACATATCCAATATGTTAGTGTAGGGTACTCCACCAGAGCCTACAGTAAACTGTGCAGCTTCGGTACCATCCATGTTCCAATACTTCACAATTGCATTAGGACTAGCTGTATCATCTCTTAGTTGACATCGTATTACTTGTTCTTGATTATGAATAATACGGGTTACATAATCCCAGCGATGACCAGATAGTTCATAATAAAAATCTGTAAATACTTTATCCAGATCATAAGAACTTATCTTACCTATCTGCATTTTAATCCTCCTCGTCCCTCAATCGATAGATTTTAGGATATTTTTCTACTTCATACTCATGTTGATCAACTGTAAATACTATAGAATCCTCACTTATTCCTCCGCCCCTTCCATAAAGATCTAATTGAATATCCGAATTAAGATGCACTGGAAATGCACAGTAATAAGGTTCTGGATTATCTATCATAGGCAGCTCAGAAGCTGCAGTACTAAAACTCCATGTCTCGAATGCTCTATTTTTTGCGTCAGACAAATCTGAAACAGTTGCAAAACATTCAATAGTTGCATTATAGTAATAAGGATATTCTGGAGTCCATCTTACAAAATACCATTGATCACTATATTTATAAACTTCTTGTGGTATTACTACCAAATTATTTACTGTCAAAGTTAAGGTGCTTATGTCTATTCCTAAACCCTCGTCTCTTATTTCAAAACTTATAGATCTAAATCGCCCCATATTTATGGTCCCATTGCTAGGGTATATATTATGAAATGTTGGCGGTTTAAAATCATCCACTATATCAAAATAATAATTCAATTCTACTGGATAATCATCATATGTATATTGTACTGGATCTCCGTCAGCAAACTCATATGTAGTAGGATATATCATTATTTCGTCTTCAGAAACAATAGCTCTAACTGTATTAACTTCCCACTCTCCAACTGGATTTGGTCCTATTATTAATTGTCCTCCTGGCTGAAAATAATATAATGCATCCCCCGTTCCACTAGAAGTTAATTTTATATACTCTGTTCCAGCTAAATACGTACCCGATTCTCTATAAACCCACCTATTAACGGATGGTGAACAGCTAAGTATTATATCAACAGTTACTCTAGTATTTAGATCAAAATCCTCTTCAGGATCAAAAAATATTTCAATTCCTCCAGGAATGTTTAGTAATTGGGCCACCCCAGGATTGTAATAAAAAGACCCCACCACCTCCGTATCTTGAGTTTCTCCATTTATTTTATACACTAAGCTAGATAGATTGAAAGGCAATGATGGCTGATCTATACGAGTCCAAACATTTGTATGAGGGACATTTCTAATGCTCTTTGGCTCAGGTATAGCCCAAGGAATTGGTATAAATGTTTCTATATTTGTGGTAGTACTTAACCCTCCTTTTATAACTATCATATTTTCTGAATCTATAATATCTTCTCTGGTTATATACAGATAATCTCTATTCTCTTCTGTGGGTATAACAGTTTCATCCGGTAAGATTCTTTTACCATCCACATATATAGATGTTGGATCATTTGGGTCATTTAAAGTGTCTTCATAAGTAATGTCCCTAGAATCATATACCTTTATAGTTCCTGATTCCAAACTAAATAGAATAGGTTTAACTCCTTCAATATTCAT